CGGGAGAGGGGTATCGGCCTAACCGCGACATCACGGCTGTCACTAGGTCGGGGCGTAGCTCTCTGAATTCCGAAGCCCATGCTGAATGTAGGTTGAGGGAGAGTAGTCGGCGTTGGTCGTCTTCTTTTTCGAGGGGTATACCAAGCCATTTACTCTCAACGGTAGTACCGTCAGGGAGTTTTAGTCCCTTTATTTGGATAGTCATCGCGCTGCGCTTAAATATCACAAGGTCGCCGAGTAAATCCTTTGCAGGTTCAAGGCAGGTCTGTTCGAGTTGTTGGCGGGTGTTACGGATGATAGCGTGTTGTGTACGGCGGACACCCTGTGCGTCAGGGGGTTGGGTGCAGGAGTTAACGAAAAGTTTCATTATGCACGCGGTGGACTTCGTGCTTCCGACGGGTCCCATTTGGAACGAGGCGAATGCAGGAGAGGTGAAGAAGTCGACGAGGGTATCCGGTGCGTTGTAAGTGAAGGTGTTACTCATCGACGGTCTCCCCCTCAATTACCTTTGCCTTACTAGCGGACACATCGAGATTACCGGTGGGCAGGTTAATGACTACACGGAACACATCGTTCGACTGGATGCCTTCGGCATTATCGATACCACTAAGCTTAGTGATATGTTGGTGTGCAGTGATTCTCGATGCGGGTGGCGCGTCCATATCTTGGATAATCTTAGTGATATCGAGTAAGGTGTGTTCAGCCGCGAGTGCTGCCTTGATACGTACGCGCTCCGTTGCGTTGCTGTCGGCCGACCATACACCCTTGGCCTCCCTGAGTCTCGCCTTGAACCACCCTTGGTTAAGAAGGTGGGATAATTGTTCAATGGAGTACCCATGCCGAGAGGCGACTTCTTCGGCGGGGTAGATTTCACTGGCGAGTTCGGAGATAAATGTATCCGACGGTACGGGCATTTGTTTGGGTAAACTTTGCATAAATCCTCATCAACGGTTAATATTGGTTAATAATGAAACCTAATCCGACAATACCCTCTATCTGGGCGATGCCATGATACAAGTAAAATCTCCTATACAACTTGATGCAGAGGCACAGGCTGCAGCGGAAACTACTAAGCAGACGATGGAAGCAGGTGCTCTGGCGAACCTAAAGCTCACGCCAATGTCTGAATCTGGGATTGTCAATTTAGTCCGAACTAAGTATAGCCATTTTAGAAATGAAAGGGAAACACAGGGGATTTCTGAGTTATTAATCTCTGCCTTACGCGCATATCGCGGGAAGTACGATGCGGAAAAGCTCAACGAGATAAATAAGTTTGGCGGTAGTAAGGTGTATTCTAAAGTGGTAGCGAGTAAGTGCCGTAGTGCTACGGCGTTACTACGCGATATCTACTTATCCACCGACCGCCCTTGGTTCACAAGGCCAACACCGGTACCTGATTTACCCGGTGAGGTAATTGAACTAGTTGCCCAGTTGGTTCAGGCAGAAGTTGCCCAAGCAGAATCCGAAGGGATGCAGATAACTGAGGAGTTAGTCATTGAACGTACGTTAGCGCTCCGTAAGATGATTGAGAAGCAGCAGCGGAAAACGGCGGAGAAGGAAGCGGAGGAACAGGGCGACCGTATACAAGACTTACTAGTACAAGGCGGATTCTATGAAGCGTTAGCAGATTTCCTCATCGACTTACCTGTGTTCCCTTATGCAGTACTCAAGGGACCCATTGTTGAAATGAGGACCAAGATGGAGTGGGTCAATGGTAAGGCGAAGAAAGTTGTTGCGCCAGAAATGGTGTGGAAGCGGATAAGCCCATTCGATATTTATTTCTCTCCTAGGGAATCTCGTCCCCATCGCCGTGAGATTATTGAGCGAGTACCACTAACGCGGGGTGACTTGTCATCATATCGAGACCTAGAGGGGTATAACAAAGACGCCATCGACGCCATACTGGAGCAGTATAGTATGGGGGGTTTAACGGATTGGGTGGATTCAATTGATTCCGAACGTAGTGATTTGGAGAACAAAGAAGACCCAACGAGTCAGACGGACACCATTGACGCCTTAGAATTCCACGGTTATGTACAGGGTAGTATGCTCCAGACCTATGGGATTACGAAGATTAAAGACCCATCCGCAGAATATTCATGCCGAGTATGGCTTGTGGACAGCCGTATCATACGCATTACGCTCAACCCACATACCTCCGAGCGCCCCATATACTACATCACCTCATATGATAAGACTCCGGGTGCGAGTGTCGGACAAGGCTTACCTGAGATTTTGTCGGATTACGAAGACGTGATGAACGCAAGCCTGCGTAGTCTGGTCAACAATATGGCCATGGCATCGGGACCACAGGTCGAGGTGAATATGGACCGCATGCAGGCGACGGACAATGAAATGGAATTATACCCGTGGAAACGGTGGCTCACTGCGTCTGACCCTACAGGTTCTAATCAACCGGTGGTTAGGTTCTTCCAACCACAATCAAACGCACAAGAACTACTCTCTGTGTATTCCCAATTAAATGTAGCGACGGACGAGGCCAGTGGCATCCCGCGCTATATGCAAGGCTCTGGAGCGAGTGGAGGTGCGGGACGTACGGCTAGTGGACTGAACATGCTCATGCAGAACGCATCGAAATTAATTCAGACTGTCGCTAGTCATGTGGACAAGGATATTCTTACCCCCGCACTGACACACGTACATGAGCTATTAGCGTTGACCTCACCCGAGGGAACGTACAAAGGCGACATCGAACTCCGTATTACCGGAGTAACTAAAGCCCTCCAACGCGAAACAGAGCGTATGAGACAGCTAGAATTCTTGAACATTACGGCCAACCCGATAGATTCGCAGATTGTGGGTCCCGGTGTCCGTAGTGAGATTTTGAAAGAAGTGGCGGGCGGAATTGGACTCAATCGAGTTCAGGATTCTATGCCCGATGAAGAGACCATACTTGCACAGATTGCTGAACAGCAGCAGGCGCAAGCGGCATCCGAGCAAGCACCAAATCCCCAAGGGGAAGGTTCACCTCAACAGGCCGCAGCCCCGCAGCAACAATCCGTGCGTGGACCTAGCGGCAATATATGAATGTAATAAAAACCGACCAACACCACCGCGCTTGTATAACACTCAGAGATATTCCTGAGTTTAAGATATTGCTTAAAGCAATAGAAGATAAACGCGATGACCATCTTAAATCCGCTATGAGTACCACGGACCCTGTTCTGCAAGCGCACTTTTCTACGCGTGCGTCTGCGTACACCGAATTCCTATCCGACATGGATAGGATGAAACCATAACTCAAAGAGGATTAACCATGTCAGTACCTAAGCAAGTCTCCGCTGCAGCGGAAGCGGCCGATAAACTACACGCGGAAATATACATCCAAGAAGACCTTAAACCAGATGAAGACCCAAAGCCAGATGAAGACCTTAAACCAGATGAAGACCCTAAGTCGAAAGAAGACTCAAAGCCAGATGAAGACCCTAAGCCAGATTTAAAACCGGTTGGCCCAAACGAAACAATCGCTAATCTATCTGAACAGCTACGTAAGTCAGAAGCGAGATACAATTCTTTGCGTGGGAAGTATGAAGCAGAGGTACCCCGCTTATTGAGTGAGGTTGAATCACTCAAGAAACAAATACTTGCAAAGCCGAAAGATATGGATAATAATGAAATTAATAAAGCGAACCCTCCCGAGGATAAGCGCCTTATTACATCAGCGGAAGTAGAGGAATATGGGGAAGAGTTCTTGGACGTAGTGAAGAGAACCGCGAAAGAAGAGATGTCAAGTACGATGACACACCTCGCCAACGAGAACCAGCACCTCCGTAACCGCATAGAAAGTCTGGATGAAGAATCCCAGTCCAACAAAGAGGAAGCATTTTATGCGTACCTCGATAAAAATGTTGATAACTGGCGTGAAATTAACCAAGACGAAAGCTTTGTAGAATGGTTAGATGCAGTCGATGAGCTAAGCGGCAGTACCCGCAAAGACCTTATCGGGCAAGCATACTCCCAACTCAATGCTCCACGAGTTGCTTCGTTTTTCTCTATGTATGGGAAGACAATCGCTACTGAACCTAACAGTACAGAAAGTGAGAATCCAACCCTTACTGAGTTCGCAGCACCGTCAACAGCGCCTAACCCTGCACAGGATACTGGCGGTAAGATGGTTGTGTATAGCGAGGGAGAGATTAAGAAGTTTTATGATGATTCTCGTAAAGGACTCTATACCCATAGACAGGAAGAGTACGCGAGGATAGAAGCAGACATCAACGCTGCCATCAAAGAAGGACGGGTATTACCCAACTCTGAGATAAAGCGAAGGATGTCGATGTAATGAGGAATTAAATCATGCCGTTTACAGTTGCTGCGTCGCAGTATTATGATGGTGCCGCCGCACCGTCTCCCGCCTATTCAGGCACGTTCATCCCTACGTTGTGGTCTTCTAAATTAATTGAGAAGTTCTACAACACCACAGTATTAAACGTAATGGCTAATACTGATTATGAGGGTGAGATTAAAAGCCAAGGCGACCAAGTTAATATCCGAACTCGCCCTACGTTGACTATCAACGATTACCAAGCTGGACAAGAGCTAGCGGTACAGCGTCCTACTTCTAATATCGTGTCACTGAACATCGATAAAGGTAAGTACTGGAACGCGATTGTTGATGATGTTATGGAAACACAAAGCGATATCAATATGATGAATATCTGGGCAGAAGATGCTTCTGAGCAGATGAAGATTCAAATTGATACTGACGTGTTAGGTAATATCGCTGTTGATGTTGACGCATCAAACCAAGGTAATATCGCTGGCGCTATTTCAGGTAGCTTGCAGTTAGGTGTTGCAGCGGCAGGTGCCGGTACTACAGCTACCCAAATCCTAGCGACAGGTGGTGGCGATGGTTCAACCAGTATCCGAAACGCTGTTGACTTTATCGTCGACCTTAACCAAGCGCTTGACGAGCAGAACATCCCAGAGACTGGGCGTTACGTTATCTTACCTGCATGGTTCTGTAACAGAATCAAAACAGGTGAGTTGAAAGACGCGTCTATCGCAGGGGACTCTACCTCTATCTTGCGTAACGGACGTGTTGGTATGATTGACCGTACTACGGTTTATGTATCTAACTTGTTACCACGGGATAACCTAGAGTGGACTGTATTCGCAGGACATCAACATGGGTTAACCTTCGCGTCGCAGGTTACTAAAACCGAAACCATCCGAGCAGAGCGTACCTTCGGGCACATGATGCGAGGACTACAGGTGTATGGTTACAAAGTTGTTGACGGTACTGGCCTTGCGGTAGGTATTGTTAAGCAGTAATCCAACTTAGGTGGGGATAACCCCCACCTATAACTTTGGAGTTATACTATGCCTTGTGTTAAAAACAAGAAGGATGGTCGGGTAGTAATGGTCGGAGATTCGTTCCGCTTTGAGGAACACGAAGACTGGGAATTACACGAACCTAAACCAGCTAAGAAAGAGAAAGCTGCCAAGAAGACTAAGGGGTAAACCCTAGTGTTAGTTGGAGAGCTATTCTTACGTGTAAGGCGTATTGTCAATGATGTCGATACGCCTTACCGCTATTCAGATGCCCATTTGTATGAGCAGTTAGAAACATCGCTTTATGATTTGTATCGGCTTAGGCCCGATGCGTTTATCGATAGGCTCGACGCAATACCGTCATACCCGCAGGATACAGTAACCCCAACAGCGGCGATAGATGACCCAACAGTAATTGCGTTAGACAATACATTCCTACAGCCAATCATTTATTACATAGCAGGCAACCTAGAACTTATTGACGACGAGTTCACTGTCGATGGCCGCGCAGCACTATTACTTAAATCTTTCTCTAACGCTATAGGGAGACCCATGCGATGAGACAGTTAGATGATTGGGTACAGGACATTATGCTACGATTGCCGGGAGTCACCCGCAGTGTCGTAGAGAATCAGTTATTTAATACAGCCCAGCAATTCTTTAGGGAATCCCGCGCATGGACAGTACGATTACCATTCATTGTAGACAACACCAAGACCTACGTATACCTCGCACCAACAGTAGAGGGGGCGATGGTCGGCACTGTCCTTAGAGTGATATACGATGAAAGGGTTATTAACCCCCTCACGGTTGAGCCAATTGATGACCCCCAAGCTGGATTACCAAGAGGATTTTATCTGCACGATTCAGGTACAATGCAGTTATTTCCACAGCCAGAAGAGATAGATAATGGTAAGGATTTATTGGTGGACGTTTCATTAATCCCAGAGTCTTTCGATACGTTGGTACCAGACGATACATGGATACACCACCGCCAATCGATTATATGTGGTACGGTTGCAGAGCTTTTGAATTGGCCAAACCGCCCATGGTCTAATGATAACAAGGCGATACGCGAACAACGTAAATTCAAAAACGAAACTTTGATGGCCCGTAAGGAAGTCTTAGCTAGATTCTCACGCGGCAATGCGAGTTGGGTTTTTCCTCCGTGGGCGTAAGATATGAACTACCCAGTAATAACGAAACAAACTTTCGTTTTCAAAGTGAAGTCCGCTATATTTCCTATAGGAAGTAGGCGAGTAACGTACGCTCCTAAGAAGACAACCACGTATATAATCCCTAAGCGGGCGCGCTAATGCCGTACCGTTCACGATACATAAATCAATACCCACCACCGATTTACTCGCAGGCAGAGATAGAAACACCTGACCCTATCGTGGATGTATGTGGAGCCTTGATTGTTATCACTGCGTCCGTATCCGACCCCGAAGTCCATAGCTTTGTGTGGGAACAGATAACGGGGCCTACGGTAGATTTTAACGTATCTTCCGATGGCCTCACGCTATCATTCATTCGTGAACAAACAGTCGACCACGTATTCCGCCTGTATGTGGACCGGTACACTAGCGTCGAGGTATCCGAGGATTATACTGTAACCGATACGATACAATCTAACCTCACAGCAAATATCGCACCTACGTTATCGCCTCTATTACATCAGAATTCAATAACGTCTGATGAGTTACTGATAGGGGTCGAGGCAGTAGATAATAACGGAGAATATATCTCGGGTGAACAGCCTGCTAGGGTATGGTTTACGTTCGGCAATTCCCCTTCGTTTAATAAACCGTTTATCCAATACGTATTATATACTGAGCAGGGGATACCGGTTTATATCGATACCGAGGTTTTGGGACTGCATAGAACTATCCAACCTGCAGGTAGGTATTATGTTGAGGCTCAGTTCTATGGCGGCGGTGTTGTACGTTCTCGAACAGTCCAGCTATCTACCCGCAATATTAATACGTTTGGGAAGCATATCCGTTCTAACTTATTAGTAGATTATACCAAAGTAAATAGTAACATTACTTCTCCTATTGTTGTTAGAGACATCCTCGGCTCAGTAAAAAAACTGATTACAGATACGCTATCTTCTGATTATGCTAAAGTTAGTGGCGTTTCATCGTCGTTTGTTAAGACATCCTACTCCGCTATTACATGTGATACTATAACAGATACACTAGCAACGAGTGTCGTTACTACAAAACCCATCGCTGCATCTGTTGTAGCTACCCGACTAAATGGAGGAAACATAGGTGGATAAACAAATTAAAGGGTTCGTCAGTGTGCGTACTGCACCCGCTAAGAAGATTAACGGTAAATGGGTTCCTGATGGAGAGTTCACTACTTATCCAGAAGTACAAAATGACTTCACCCCCACCTCTCAATACGCGCTTTATTCTGTAGGTGATATTCTTGATGTAGAATGTCCGATGCCACGCGGCGGTAACGCCCGTGGGGTAATCTATATGAAGCCATTTCACCGTGGTGCTAACCCCGTTAGTTATGCTAATACTGAATCAATAAGGAACGATAATGTAATACGTACCTACGATTCCTCTATTAATTGGTATCAGTATGTAGATGATGGGCAGAACCCACCTTATTACCTATTTCATTATCGGTTCGACCCTACTGGGAGTGACAGAACCGTCTGGGGTGCGGGACTTTGTGGTGGTGGCTCTGCTACTCTAGCTAATGGAGCACCTTACGTTATATGCACCACACCGTTCGCATCAGGCTGTGTTCAGGGTAGCGCGGAGATTCTGGATGTTTTATATCGTATCGAAGTAAGCTATACAGGGTTAATGAATGCAGAAGACCCGACCGATTATTACATACAAGCCATGTTTAACAACCAGTCTACTTCTAGGACCGCAGTCTCTAACAGGTATGTTTTGCGTAATTTCTGTTCTACACCCGTCAACGCCCCAGAAGGGACCCCGCTTTATGCGTTTGGTAAAGGTGCGCTTTCGGACCTACCCGCTGCGTATAACTCACTTACTACCATCGGTCTCTATGACATCAATGCGCAAAGTGGTGTGTGTACTATTACAGCATCGGAACTGGCTACAAACAGTATTGTAGGGTGTCATATAGGCGGTACTTACTTATATACCACAGACTCTGCGCCTATGACATACCATAAACTACTAAAAAGTACGGACTCTAAAGTACAAAATATCTATTCGCGTGCAGCTATAAGTTCGTCACCTTACTCAGATACCCCCAATCAAGCATTGGGTTTGGGGGCAGTAACCGCTAATGACAATGGGTGGTTACCCGCAGATAATAGTTTAGCGTCCTGTTATCGTGTACATATTACGAGTGGTGGTGCCTCTGGCGCAGCAGCGTACCGAGTATACAAGAAAGCGACTACACAAACTGCAGGAAACCTATGGGCATCTTTCGCATTACCCTTATCCCACCTAAACACCCACTCCTCTTCCTCCCTAGTGATTACTAACAATCAATTCGGTGCAAATAGTGATGTACCTTTAACACTACCGGGGGCAGGTATCGACCCCGCTTCCACTACAGTAACCGTCACATCGGACACTAATGTCGCTGCGTTCCGTCCTATCATTAAATATATTTACCCTGAGTGGATAACGGCAAATGCCACTGGCCTCGTAATACACGACCTTAACTATGGGTATGAACTGTTTGATTCTACTCACACCTTCCCGTTCTCCCCTACTGACCTAACCCAGATAGTCCATGATAGTACCGGTAATATTTATGCCGCTTGCCGCAATACCGGCCTATGGAAAATAACACGTACTCCACTAGGCGCGACAACGGCTGTAGGCCTACTCACCAATGCTAGCGCCGTAGACGATACTAAATGTTATGGTGTACAGGTTGGGCGTAATGACGAGCTATGGGCATTGATGGGCGCGGAAATGTGTTGGTCCGATGATAGTGGCACAACATGGACCGTGTATAATGAGTCTACCGACCCACAGTTCTTGATTACAGGCCATACGAGTGGGGGTGATTTTTCTTTTACCGCCGGAATATTTAGGCGCGATACGCAAGCGGCTGGCGTTGACCAGTTTTATATACCGATACCAACGGCGCTTTATGGACAAGAAGCGACATGGTGGTCACTGGAGGGTTCATCGCCTACTAGTGACGAGGCGACTTTAAATAACGATACCTCGGCGGATTCGGGTTCGGTCCCTCTTCTTGCCCAGGTTAAGATAGGGTTTTCTACTAAGGGAAGATTAATCCGAGTGGATAGGCGGCAGGTTTCTACTGTCGTAACCCAGATTTTTGATTATGGAGGTAGTGTAGCAGTACTCGACCAATCAGTATCGGAAGCAGGAGGCCCTGTTTCTACCCACTCGGTTAATATTTTTTATCGGGACGATGGTGTAGAGTTTATCATGGGTGGGGCAAATGTCTCAGCCGATGATTATCCCTTCGTACTCAGAAACCTTGATACATTGGAGGTCGGAGTAACTACTTATACTTATAACTTACATGGTGATGGCGTTGGGCGTAAACTCATGCGCGATAACCTAAGTGCAACTGTGATGGTATTTGGCGCTAATGGAGGCATCCACATTGGCAATGGTATCTATATCCATACAAGAACCTGTACATTGTACGGATCAACTACGGATTTAATTTCAGTAAATACTACTGTATATGGTATGGGATACGAGTCAATCGGCGGCGAGTTGTTTGACTTTCCTGATATCTGGCATTCTTACGGATGGAATGGGAGTGCTTGGGAGAAAGATAACCCATCATCTAAAACAACCCATGTTGCCAACGAGGACTTCTTAGACGGATTACAACTGGGTTTCGAGGATACTACTTCTACTGCTTCGGATTATTTAACAGATGAATATTATGACGTGTGGATGTTCGACGGTATTTTGAAAGACGACTCAACTACGGTTAACTTCGATGGCGCTAAAACTTATGTATTCCCGAATATCGTTAGTAACACATTCAGTACAACCACTGTGCCTGCTACCGATGAAGTTTGGGTCGACCGGCCGATAAAATTAAATTCGCCGGTATTCTATACCAAGCGAGGTAACTCCACAGTCACACAGGCCGATAACTCGCAGACTACGACAGATTGGGTAGGACTTACACACCACCACGAAATAACAGGCGACTTTACATTTAAGTTTAAATTCAGCGATGCATTCGATCCTGCTATAACAAGTACATGGACAGATACTACGGTCGGTGGGTTTGGGTTCATTGGACTTATGACATCAGGTGAAATGGTACAGACAGGGTATCTCGGTGCGGACAGAACAGATTGTATTGTCGGCGTGAATATCTGGCACTCCCAGTTAGATGATGGCGGGGTGGAAAAATCCTTTATATTCTCTGAGAATGGTTCGCTTGTGGGTACGATTACCACCGCCAACGGAACAGGAATAGATGACGAGTGGTCTTTAATCCGCACGGGCACTACACTTAGTTTGGAATTGAACGGAGTCGAAGTGCTTTCTCGCCCCAACGTACCTACAACAGCAGGTGTAATAGGATGCCCTATGAAAACCCGCTTCTATCAATTAGGAGATACTGCAGCGGACGAGACATTTGCGTTCTTCACCGATATGAAATTATCAACTACGTTCACTGGTAGACGTTACATACATGTCGGGTCCAATGGCTCAGGCCACGGGTTGATTGAGGATGATTTATTCCTCGGGCTTTGTACGGACACACCAGAACGCATGTCTCTACAGCTAGATGGGGTGGACGTTGTATATGTTAGCGACCCTACCCAACCGCCTGCCGCCGGCGAAGTAACTATGTTGTATGATGGTACGTTGTGGTTTAACGCCGCAGATGCAGGTAAGACAATCTCGGGCGAATGGATTTATTCACGGCATTTATTTTAGGGGTGTATAATGTTATTAGGTAGAACAACTAAACAACCGTCGGAAACACGCAGGTTTAAACTAGACTATTCTAAAGCAGCGTTAGACTCAGGCGAGTATATTACGTCGGTTATCACCGCATCGTCTCCTGATTCTGTACCACCCATTACGACATCCGTACAGTTAATCGAGGACGTCGCGGGTGACGCAACTAGCGTTACTAAAGCGTACCTTTATGTAGGCGGGGGCGTAGATGGAAACACGTATAGAATAACGATAACGTCTATCCCAGATGACACTAATATACTGTGGGAAGATGAATTGGAAATAACTGTGGAGGATGTGTAATGGCTTTTGTATTAACTAACTTCTCATCAACGACGCTAACATCGTCAATAGATGCAGTACAGACTAACCTCCCAGTAGCAGATGGTAGTTCGTTCGCCACCCCCGGAGTCGGGGACCAGACACCCTTGGTAATAGAGGATGCGTTTGGCAATCGAGAAATAGTCTATGCCACTGACCGTAACGGAGACTCATTCACAGTTACCCGCGCCGAGGAAAGTACTACTCCTTTTGCCTTTGCCGCAGGAGCTAGGGTAGAATGTAGGATAACGGCAGGTACTTTCGCAGCCCTAGCTGCATCTGGTGACGTAGATGGAGGAACATACTAATGGCACGAATACAGTTCAGGCGTTCGAGCGACGCAAGTGATGGCGCGCCCAACCCCGCTAACGTAGTAGAAGGCGAACCTACCCTTAAACAGCACGGCGATGCGCCACGCATGTGGTTCAAGATGGCGGATTCTGGCGATGTCGTGGAGTTCTCTGGCGTAGTTATTTCCGATACGGAACCAGCAAACCCATGGTCCCACATGCTTTGGGTAGATTCTACTAACCAACGACTGATGATATATGTCTCAGGGGCTTTTCAACGGTGGGATGTAAACGCTATTGATGCGTCTGCGTTTTTACCCTCGGACGACGATGCCTCCACTACGGGCAGCTTGACAGCAGGAGCGTCAGTTAATGCCACTACTGACGTAAACGCAGGCGGGGACGCAAACATAGAAGGCGTAGCCCAAATACAAGATGGCGCACCTATAGGTAAAATAACCATCACCACCACCGCAGGCCAACCCGCTGGGGGAGCCTATGGTGATATTGTTATGGTACATAATTAATGGCTATAGAGCTTTGGGTCCACGACGCGTTGGATGCACCGCAACAGGTGCAGAAGTTGTGGTATTTCACAGAGCCAGTAGACCCCAACCCATCTGAACCAGTGGAGATACAGGAAATGTGGGTGCATGATGGGGTAGACTTCAAACAAGTATTCACTACAGGCGCGACGAATCCCGGATTCGTAACCCCTACGGGTATAACCCACAGTCCTGTACAGGTAAGTACCTTTAATGGGATTAAGACATCGAACCTAGTCGTAACGGGTAGTGGACACTTTGATGGCGGCAATCCCAACGGCGCAACTACTACAGGACACAGCACGTCTTTCACTCACGTAGCAGATTGGTTCTCTCCCAACGCTGCAGGTACTGGCGATAGTTACTATGCTTTAGTTACTAACTTAGTTTTAACGGGACCGTCTGGTGTAATGTCAGAGGTTACGTCGGGTACCTCATTACTGACCGTTAACGTCAAAGATGGACCAAACTTAGCTACGTCCAATTGGTCTGGTACTCAGATGGATTTAACATCTGGGGATACTACGTCCAACGGCGGTAACTATCCCATAGGTTCAGTCCCAGAGTATATGTCTGCCCAAGTTATTTTTCAGGCGTATTATAATGGAGAGAGTACTTTTAGCCGCACAGCTACTTTTGATTTGAGTATACATAGGAAGTCTGACGATGGCGTGGAAGTGACATGGCCAGTAACGCTAAGTATTAATCTCACAAGTAATGCGGGCGGTGAATAGTGACATCGATAAACATAAACCAATTCACTGGCATGGTCCCACGTAGAGCAGATGCGCTACTACCTGCAGTCAATGCTTCTGTAGCTACTAACGCTAGACTACTCTCTGGCACGTTACGGGCCTTGCGAAGTACACTCGCTATAGCTGGTGGACTCTCTGGAGCCGCAGCGCACGTATTACGTTTCAATGACGGTACGCAGCATATAGAAACGACCACTACAAAAGACGCGGATATACTGCAATCACCACTACTTAATGATAGTTATGATAGGTTCTATAAGTTCGGTGAGGGCGTACCGCAATACAATACCGCCGCTAGATTGATAAGTGGAGACCCGTGGTTACACTTAGGTGTACCTTCACCACGACAGCCACCATCACTGACTACTACAGATAATCCCGATACTACGCTAATAGAATCCCGCAGTTACATTTATACATTGGTGTCTGAGTTCGGAGAAGAGTCTGCCCCGTCAGAACCTACATTAGCCTCGGGCGAGATTAGTGGAGACTGGATTGTAACGATACGAAGTGATTCATTCCCAAGAACTGAAATGGCAGACAGGTCTATCACCAGTATCCACATATACCGAAGTGTGACAGGGTATAACTCAGCTACATACTTCCGTATAGCTACGCTATCTATACCGGCAGTAGGCAACCAAGTCACGTATACGGATACATCTACAGATTATGAGGCCACGCAAGGGCCATTACTAGAGTCCACCACGTGGACTGAACCCCCCTCTGATTTGGAGGGGGCTGTTGTTATGCCGAATGGGTTTTTAGTTGGGTGGTCCGGCCGTAATATTTATATGTCCGAGGTATACCGCCCTCATGCGTGGCCGGACAATTATCAACAAGCCATAGAATATGACGTGGTAGGTATGGGTGTATTCGGACAGAGCATAGTCGCTTGTACAAACGCCGCCCCATTTATTGGGGTAGGGGTGAACCCTGCCTCAATTACATTACGGACATCGAGTTCGGTAGAGCCCTGTTTGTCTAGGCAGTCTATAGCTACTACCATCTATGGCGTACTGTATGCTTCATCAAACGGACTTGTTCTTGTAAATGGCCCGAACCCCTCTATAGTAACCAAACAGTTGCTATCTAAGTATGAGTGGCAGGATGAATACAACCCAGATAATATCCGTGCATCATCGTACCACAACCAGTACATCGCGTTCTTTGGCGATACGCAGGGGTTTATATTTGACCCTAATGAGCCAATGTCGGCATTCATTGAAATATCTAACGACTTGCCTGTAGTCGGTGTACAGACTAATACCCATACAGGGGAGATACTATTGTTTACCGGCACCGCTCTGTATAACTGGGATGCCGAGTCCGCAGCCCCGTTAACTTATACATGGAGGAGCAAAGAGTACGTCACCCCAACACCGATAAATTTAGGTGCAGCTAGGATTACATTTGAAGGTGTTGATAGCGACTTAGGTGTGGTTAGTAGTGATGAACAGACATACAACAACGTACGTATAGCTTCGCCGTTAAATACGATTGGAGGCACCGCTGTCGCAGGGGATGCCGCTCCAATCGACACGGGCACGGGACTACCGGATAACCGATTGTCTTTGGCAGGTAGTCCGTTATTTGATATAGATACTACGAGCGTATCCCCCGATGTTATCTTTCGAGTATATGTAATTATCGAGGGAACTGAATACCTCAAATTTGAGGGTACAGTTAATACTACGGAAAACCTAATCCGGTTGCCAAGCTCATTCCGTGCGACACGGTGGATGTTTGAAGTAGAAGGACAGCGCCCAATACAATCGATAAAGGCAGCAAGTACTGCGCGGGAACTACGCAATGTCTGACGTCTTAGCACAAAGAATTAAACAGCTGCGGGAGGATGTGGTGTCAAACGCCACAATCTATCCAACTCCAGTGGACCCTTATAAGGGCTCCGTCGAGGAGTCAATCGCCGCGATGAAGGAGCTTGTTGAGATAGCGACGCGTCAGCGGGGGGATGTCATGGACAGCTTCATATCCGTACGTGACCTAGTAGAATTAGGTATTATAGACCCTGTTACCGGTGTCGTATCTACGTCCTCCAGCTCCGACACAGGTACAGTAGGGCCACCCGGAGGTCCGGGTGCGGACGGACAGGACGGTGTAGGCGTACCTGCGGGGGGAACTACAGGACAAGTACTACAAAAAGCAACCGATATAGATTATGATACAGAGTGGGTGGATGATGAAGTGGACTATACAACGAGAACAGATTTCGTAGGCGACACGCTAATATATTCCGGTAAGGCAGCAGTAGGTTCCGGCGATAGTGATTCAGCATGGCAGATAAAGCAGATAACTATAGCGGCCGATGGAGATACTACGACTTTGTACGCCGACAGTAGTAACGCATTTACTAACGTATGGACCGATAGGGCCTCACTTACATACGGGTGATTTATGAATTACGAATTTTCCAAGCGCTCCAAGCTAGTACTTAGTAAGGTCCACCCCGACCTACAGAAAGTATTTAACGAGGCTATAAGTATGTCGGATATAGATTTTGGCATACCTAGTTCTGGGGGCCTTCGTACCGCAGAGGAACAGCGCGCTCTATTTAACGAGGGTAAGTCCAAGTGTGATGGGTACCAACGCAAGTCGTACCACCAATCGGGTAACGCAGTGGATGTATATGCGTATGTAGATGGCGCAGCATCGTGGGACCCTTATCACTTAGAGCAGGTAGCTGACGTAATAAAGGCAGCGGCAAACATCCACAATATCGACATAACATGGGGCGGTGACTGGAAAGGTTTCATAGACATGCCGCATTTCCAACTTAAAAAATGAGCAGTAAGGACTACATACATGTGGCGAGCGTATCTTATGCAGCGTATATCTGAGGATATTGTTAGTAACCCAAAGACCGCAACGGCAGTTAGTAGTGTAGTGACTACTGCAGCAGGCGCGGCGACCACGAACAATATCATACCTTGGGAGGTTGGTACGATAGCCAGTATTGTCGGCATTATATCAACACTCATACTCTTAACGCTTGCTATACGAAGACATCGTCTTGAAGTCAGACTACTAAAACAAAAGCTAGGTGAGTATGATGAATCCTGATGTTATATTAGCGGTTTTAAAATCTGTATTTGGTTTCGCATTTAGTACGTCTAAAAGAGCTAAAATTACTATGATTGTTTTGCTGTTTATTTCCCTGACTGTTACAGCTACATACATAACGTACAAGTATTCGTCCATGCAAGCTGAATTGTCGGAGAAGGAATTACATTTACAGTTAGCTTATAAAGCCAATGAGGATCTAGGGGTCCAGTTATCCCAAGCTACAGAAGAAATTCAAAAGCAGCGTGAAGAATTCGATAATGCCATACTGAACAGAAAGAAATTAGAAGGCAAATTGATTGCCGTAAAGCAGGAGAAAGATGATGCCCTCGCCGTATTTGACAAAGAGTGTGGACGTATTGAAAGACTTATGGACAAGAAAGCCAGTCTTATTGTTCGTTATGCTAACCGCGCTACTGGCAGGGTGTATGACGAGTTCAAAGCCGAAACAAATTAAAGTTCCGGTAGTAGAATACAAGCGGGAAATCCTAGTCTGTCCAGAACCACCGCAGCAAACTAAGCCTGATTGGGAGAAGATTATATGGGTGGTTGCCACAGCAGAAGATGGTAGAAAAATTATAGGGATTGAAGAGCAATACTATAAGAACCTAGCGGCTAATACTCAGCTTGCGTTGAAAGCAATTAAAGACCGAAACTTAATTATCAATTATTTAACTCAATGTATAGAGGACTATAACAATGGATGATTTCTTAGCTAAAACTAAAGCGTTCTTTAGGTCTACTGCTAACTGGTTTAATACTGTAGGCGCTACGCTCATGATGGGCATTCTTATGTCTCCCGAGTTTAAATCATGGGTGACAACTAATTTCATGTCTGTTGAATCATTTGCGTTGCTTGGGTTAGTGCTTAATTCGTTGATACGCACTTACAAAACTGATACTGCTATCCATGAAAAGTAAGAACTGGCATGAGCGGGCCTTAGATAACGCTAAAAAGAAGAATCGAAAATCAAAAACTATATGGGATTGTTAAAATGGGTAAATTCAGAAGTCCGTGGAAAAATGGCACTACAATAGCAATAATTGTGTTTATATTTCTATTCCTCTTTGTTTTATCTAAAGAGTCAAAAGGCGCTACAAGGTTCAATCTTTCAGCAGGAGCAACCTTTGTCGGTGGCGAGTATTATGATTCAGAAAACTTATCATTTGAGGAAGTATTCAATGATAAGTATGAAGTCGGAATCATGCTACAGCTAAGACTAGACTGTAAAGAAGGCAATCCATGTAAGCGTGGCGAATTAACTAGTGCTAATCAAGCCATCTATTTAGGACGTTTGGTTAAGTATAAAGATTTTGAAATGCTATTTGGAATGAGCTACTGGCATAACCAAACACCGTCTTGGAATAGCAATACGCCCTATGTTCTAGGCGTAGGCTATAGGATTGATAACTTTTTAATCAACTATAAGCATTTCAGCACTGGTGGGTCATCCTCAAATAATGGTGGAATGGATTTCATCAGTGTTGGATATGAGTTCTAAGTTTAATGACTTACAGTCAAGACATCGATGCTCTCAACCCAGTAGCCAGATATGAGCTAGCTACAGATGCGAATGATTCTATAGGTTCGCTCAATGGGACTAATGCGGGTGGAGTATTCACGGGTCCAAACTTGTGTTTAGACTCGGTAGGTTCTTGGACTACAAATGGAGTCAACGATAGGATTACACTACCTACAACCCCTCTAATTAATAACGCTGCACAAAGTAGAAAAGCAGTGTGTGGATGGTTCTCAGCTACTGGGCTTCAAAGTCCGCCCAAAAGCATTTATGGGGACGGTAATGAAATACAATCGTTTAGATTAATTCTTAGTTGGGGCAATACTGTAATGTTCGAGGTTAACGACCCTGCATTCACACTACAAATTTTTAGCGATATTACTTTAGCAGTTGACCGCGCTTACCATCTAACTATGGTGTTTGAAGGTAATGGTTTCGGTAATGAGTTGCGTGGCTATGTGGATGGTGTCAAACAATTCAATGCTGAACCAATTAATAGACAGCCCGATGCCACCACTTTAACCGCTAGAAGCGCGGGCGAGTTTGGCGATCCAGCAGGTGTTGTGGGCGTTGGCGGTACACCAGTTATATTACTTGCGCCCATTAATGGTAATTATGCGCAATGGGCTTTCTTTGATGGAGCAAATGCTCAACTCACAGACACTCAAATCCGCGAAGAATTATTTGAGAAAGGTGCTATTCCTGATGTTACAATAACAAGTCAACTTGAATTAGATGCAATATCGTCCACTGTTAGACCAGACTCTCCACTTTGTATATTAGTTGATGTTTCCGGTTCTATTAGTCTGACTGCCGATAACATTACATTTAGTCCACTAGCTAGCATACATGTACAATACAATGGAACAGGTACGTTAACTTGGACTAATTCAAACGGTTCTAATGCTTCGATTGGCTCAACTACAGCAGGAGGAACGATTAACTTTGTCAACCCTGCTACTTTAACAATAAACGGAATTATAAATGGCGCAGAGGTTCGAATCTATGATGATGAAATTGATTCCAACAACCAATACGATACAGAACTCAGTGGCGTCGAATCTAATGTTGGAACATCTTTTACATTCAATCATGATGGGTCCACCAATGACATTGTGATACAAATGCTTGCCTCCGGTTATAAAGAAGTTATAAAAAAAGTTAGTCTATCTAGTTCTAACTCAACAGAGACACTGTTCCCTGAAATTGAGACTAATGAATAATGGGTGTTATTAAGGTAGAAAGTTTTGATGTTGATGTGACTGCGACTAACACGCAGACGCATGTACTTTCTAATGACGTTGGTTCACTTAACAACGCATTTGTTAGACGAACTACATCGATAGATAAGCAATCTGGACCTACGGCTAGCACTGGTAACTCAGCACCAAATATTTGTTCTGGTGCTGCATTTCTATCCGCAACAAATCAGATTTCATTTAGACAGAATACTACGACAAGCCAAAAGATAATTGGTGAAGTTTGGCGATACACTGGGGCAGTTAGCGGTCCAGATGAATTCATTGTGAGGGGTCGATACAGTATTACTCTATCTTCGGGTAGTGCTGCTGCCTCTCAAGTTGTTACCGGTATATCAGATAGAAATAAATGTATTCCCTTTTGGACAGGTTCTGAAACAGACGCAACTAGCGTGGATGATTATGATTCTTCAACTGTCAGTGTATACATAGATGCTACTGACACAATACAGGTGGAGAGGGGCGCAACTACTGGAACCTTGGTTGTTTATATAACCGTAGTTGAGTTTGTTGGTGCTAATTTTTCAGTAGGCCATGGAAGGTCAGCTAGTCATAATTCCACGGCAGAAACCATAACTCTAAACGCCGACTCAACTGGACTAAATGGTTTAGCCTTTGATGTTGGTAGTTGGGGTAATGCGATAATAATAGAAAGTTCGTTAGAAGGTGATACTTCTGAAACTGGGATATCTGATAACCTCGGTGTGTGGGTTCCCGATTCTACAACACAGGCACAATTTATACTGCAACAAGATTCTAATGCTAGAAATGACGGTGTTGCGTATTGTCATGTTTTATCTCACCCTGCCTTTGTAATAAACCGCGACAGTAATACTAACATTAGTGAAGGTAATGGAACTTATGCAACTAATGCTACATGGCCCTCTGGTTCATCGACAAGTGCGCTTCTGGACGAGCTTTCTTTAGAATGGTTCTCAGATACTTCTGGTGTGGGTACGGCTCATGCACGTGGACGACTATCTGCAAGGATAACTGCTGCTTCTGGAACAATTGAATACTGGGTCCACCGTTCGGGAAACAATGTTAGAGCAGATTGGGGTGTCTTAGAACTAACAGGTATCGATGGCACATTGAAGCTATCAATCTCAGACGTAGATGGCGATAATGCAATTGGTAACTCGCAGTTAAATGTTGTGGTAAATTCTTCTGGTGGGTTCGAGGCTTTACAAGGAACAGGTAAAGTGGAATTAGTACAGAACTCCGATTATTCAGGGGTTATAGTAAATCAAACTAATATAGACTCTTGGTCTGATACAGTCATTCAATTTGATGTTACTTCCGGCTCACTTGCTGATACTGATTGTTTTTTATTTGTAACTACGGACTCAGGTTCAGTTGCCAGTATTTCAGTAGTTGTTGGAACTCCCCCTGAAACGTACCGTGAAGCAGTTTTGAACATGACTTTAGCCCCTGACCACTATTGGACTTTCCAAAATACTTACATAGATGAAGTTCAGTCTGCCACAGCTAACAATTCTATTGGGGGTTCGCCCGGTTTTGATGCTACTACGCAGTTAGTAAAAGGCGATACCCACTCTTTCTTGATATCTAGTCAGACTGAGTATATCAGTCCCGCAGACCAATCTGATATGAATGTGACAATTACAGCCAATAGGAGATATGTTGGTGGTTGGATAATGCTAAGTAACATATCACAAAACCTCTATGTTATATGGGAGGAAGGTGCTCAGGTTAATAACTTTGCGTTACTTGGAGGGTTTGGTAACAACTTGATTTTTCAGTTTGCTGATGCCAATGGGGACTACGCCCAAGCATTTTTTGATATAGCTCTTACTCCAAATAGGCCATACCATATACTAGGTGAATTCAATTCTTCTACGCAAAAAGGTGGTATATGTGGTGTTCATCTTGATGGGGTTTTCCAATCTCGAACTAATGGAAATCCTTGGGAAGTATCAGTTTTCCCAACGCATTCAGGTAATATATCTTGGGGGCATGAAGGCACAGAAGATTTAAAAGTTGGGGACGACAGGGGTGTTGATGCAACAGTCATTGAGTTTGTATCACCAACCTCTTGTTGGTATGCTCATTGGTATAGTTGGTCAAATACAAGTCTAGATAATACTTTGGATATAAGGCAAACACTGTTTGAGAAAGGCGCTCCCGCAGAGGTGACTATTTCTAGCGACACCCAAGCTAATATGCAACTCGCTGTTGACGCTATAGCAAACTCAAACTTCCCTGACTGGCCTTGTTCTATAGAAGTACAATCATGTACCGATGGTGATTTTTCTCTAACTATGGATAATGTTACTTTTAATGATAGAGTTTCCATACAAATCAGATACATAGGCTCTGATGTGCTTACACTTACTGCTGCTACAGGCACTATTATAGATGACGGTAAGGTGGCCACACCGTATGGTGGTACAGTTACGGTGCTTAGACCTGCTACACTTATTATAAATGGGGTTATTGATGGTGCAGAAGTTAGAATTTACGATGATGAGATAGATGGCGATGGCCAGTATAATACTGAATTAGATGGAGTGGAATCTAATGCAGGTACATTCTTTTCTTACTCGCATAATGGAACTATAAACGGTATAAGGATTCAGCATATAGCTACGGGTTACGTTGAGATTAACTTACCATTTAATTTACAGTCAACTAACCAATCAATTACATTACAACCACAGGTAGAAACTAATGAGTAAAGACTATATTCAATTACAGAATGCAAATATGTTCCAATTAACAAATAATGGTGTTAAGCAAGACTGGCTAGTTAGGGAAAACATTACTGATGCAGTTCTTGCAGAATTCCCTTCCGGTGTGTCTGATGAACTTATGTTCCAGATAATTAAGTTCGCAAGAAAATATGAATTGAAAGCATTTAATGCAGGTATTGATTTTGCCAAAGAGCAGAATTTAAAAGGGTTTGACCCAGAGAGTCCCTTCAAAACTCCTGAACTTAAACTAGTCAAAGAGGGCTAAAATAATGGCTATTATAGACTTAACGAATCAAGCGACTACATTGGTTCAGAGTACACAAGGTAGAGCAGGTACGCCTGACGGGAATATCTACTTCGATAAGACTAACGGACTGCTTGAAATAATTCCTGTGGAAGAACTTCCGACCTTAGATTTAACGAGTGTTGGTGGTGGCGCGTCTGACCCCAATCCGTTATCGCAACAAGATGGTATTCGTATGGAAGCATTATATGCTTTTGAAAATAGGGAACGTGCTTCTGATGAATCACTACGTCCTTATGAGCGTTGGACAAATGCCAATTTCAAATTCGCTGGTTCATTCAACTTGGTTAACTCCCGTAAATTTTCTACACAAGCAGACATTGATATTATCCGTGGTTCAGGAGTAAAACAGTTAGCAACTGACGGTGGTACAGATAGAATATCTATGGGTGCAAGAGGTCTTGGTTCAATACTCCCTACCTCCCAACCTTACTTACAACTGTCCGTAGGTGGGGCCCCTGTAGATTTTGCTAAGGCAGGTAATTTTGATGAATTAATCCAAGTTTTCGGTTCTACAGGTAATACGCCAAGTGATGCAAGTGCAGGAGATTTTGACAGTAGAACTTATATGGCTGTATCGGTAAGAACTTTTGGACAAAACTATGACCGTAAAGAATCAACTACTGATTTGGGTATCACAGAACTTGGTGAATATTTTGCGGGTTTCGCGGTATCAGAAACACCTCACCTAACAACGGGTAACTACACACTAGCTGATGTTTATGGCGGTGCGCAAATTGCGCCTTGGACAAGTATGGGACTTGAGGAACTTGATACACCACAAGTTGAAACGGGCTTCAACGAGGCCGATGGTAATTTTACATGGGTTCTTAACAATGCTGCATCTGGTTCATTAGATGAATGCGTTGCGTTTTTAGATGCGCTTGCGCAAACTGATGATGATATTAATGACCATATCACTAATGTCACTAACGGTAAGCGGGTTGGTACATGGTATTCCTATAACGGCGCAGGACAGATAGTTACTGATGCACCATTTTCAGGGCAGGGTTTGTTTATTGAAAATGTCCCTGTATCTGATGAACAGCGAGTTGTATTCACAGACGATGTAGGTGGTACTAAAACTAGACCTTTCTCTGTATCTATCGAAGCTACTGTCGGGTCAATAGCAAAAGCCGACGCCAATGCTTGGTATCACTGTTACTTTGCTGCTGCGTTCAATACTGCTGGTGCTGTCGAAGTTCAAGCATCTGATACTTCAGTAATCAAAGGGCTTGCAAGTACGGCAGATGGTAACAACAAGATTATCGATGCCTTTGATTATGATGGCGATACAGTGGGCGGTTCAGCAGGTACAGATAAGGATTGTGTTTATCTCTGTGAGGGTGATGGTGGCGCTACTCAAGCAAAAACTTTATTCACTGTCACACGTACCACAACCGTTGCGTTTAGTTGTGCACCAACGGTTGAAACAAACGTATAATGAGTTACTTAAAAGCACGTAAGATAGCGATAGATGTGGTCGGTGATGACCCATTTATTGCTATTGAAATAGATAAAATCATAACAAACCCTGATGGCTCTATAAAACAGACTATTGGGGGTTTTGATAGAATTTATGAACGTGCCTCGTCTATTCCCATACAAATGGATTACCTTGGTGTGGGGGACGATGGTGTTATTGATGGTATTGAGCTATTTACATTAGTCGCTAACGCCGCTTATCTTTGGATAATTGACAAGCATGGTGGTCAAGTGATTAACGGTGTTTTAGAGATTGATGATCAATGACAATTATTGCTAATATAGATGCGGTCAATAGACGCGTGTACCTCCATGCTGATACTGTAGGCGTTGATTTTCAGCCTATGGATATGTATAAGGAAATGCGTGTATTGCGTAGGACGGATGAAACTTTACGGCCTTATGATGTGTTTATGATTTCACAAGGAAATGAGCCAACAGGACCATCTTCATCTACTCCGCGCAGAGTTAGATTAGAGAAAGGAACTCGAGTTGTTCCTTTTGATACAGACCAAAATCTTAAAGTAATTGGCGAGATAATCACTGATGATGGTCTTAGCGGGATTGATTGTTTTGATAGAACTCCTTTAAGTCCAAGTACAACAGTTAATATTGATTACCAGCCTCCACAGGTTGAAATAATAACAGTGAATACTGGTTCTGGAGTAACGCCTAGTGATATTGATGCTATAGCAACAGCCGTGTGGTCTGAACCTACAACGTCTATAACAACTATTGGGAGTATAGGAGAATATATACTAACCAAATTACTAACCTTCAAAAAGTTTTTCAGTACTAAGGATTTATAATGAAATTAAAACCAGAAACAATAGGGGACTACACATACGCGATAGAGCGTATATCGGAAAATGTAGATGAAGTAGAGTCGTTATGGGAAAGCCATTGGGCTGAGACTGAATCGAAATACTTACCCGATACCTTTGACCCAGATACTACGGGCGTCCTACATTACGAATCAGTAGGAGCTATACTAGAATTTACAATTCGCTACGAAGAGAATATGGTCGGACATCTAGGGTATTACATTGGCCCTAACGTACATGTACGCGGAACAAGAATCGCCAAAGAAGACTGGTTCTACATAACCCCTGAACATAGGGGTGGCGAACTTGCTAGGAATTTACTCAGTTATGCAGAGGGTGTATTATATAAACTCGGCGTAACCTATATTGGTATGAGTGATAAGTCTCCCATTGGAGGTAAGTCACTAGAGAAATTGATGACGTCACAGGGATATGCGCCAATAGCTATCCATTATTTTAAAGAGGTACGACCTGATGTGTTGCAGTGAACCACCACCTCCACCAGATATGAGCGGCTTAGCTGAATCAAGCGAAGCGGTCGCTCGTATAGCGCAAGAAACGCAACGGGAACAATTAGCATGGGCTCGTGAGCAATGGGGCCAACAACAGGACGTGCTTGAGCAGGTACTTGGTGTCCAGATGGATGCTATGGCCGAGAACCAAGCATGGGCTAGGGACGATAGGCAACGCTACCAAGACATATTCCAGCCGATAGAGAATGATTTGATTGAGGACTTTACCTCATACGATTCTATCGAGCGACAGGAATCGGAAGCTGGTAAAGCTGTTGCTGACGTACGCACGCAGTTCCAAGCCCAGCGTAATAATGCAGAAGCGCGTCTAGCTAGTATGGGCATCGACCCATCACAAGTTCGTAGTGCCGCCATTGATAAACAATCCCGCCTCGCAGAATCATTAGGTGCAGCATCTGTCGCTAATACTAGACGCGAGAACGTACGTGATAAAGGCCGTGCCCTAAGAGCAGATGCTATAAACATCGGTCGTGGTCTACCTTCCCAAGCAGCACAGAGTTATGGCCTAGCGTTACAAGCCGGTTCGAGTGGGGTGGGCAATTTGAACTCCACCCTCGGCACACAGAGCAACATCGCTAACGGCGCAGGGCAGTGGGGGAACCAAGCCCTTGCAGGTTATGGCCAGTCTGGTAATTTACAGAACTCGCAATGGCAAAACCAATTCAACCTGTCGAATTCGAGAAACCAAATGATGGGTGACATTATAGGTACTGGTCTTGGTGCATGGGCTACGATGTCGAGCAAGAAGACCAAGAAGAATATTAAGGCTATCCCTGATAAGGAGTCTTTGAAGCAAGTTAAAGAAGGTAAGAACTACGAGTATGAATACAAGGACGGGTATGGACAACCTATGGGCAAACACATGGGTACACTGGCAGAAGATGAAAACCCTGCCGTGCGTACTATGGTTAACTCTCCCAAGGGTAAGCAAATGGGGATTGACCTGAACGCTAAGGTAGCAAGACTCGAAGGCGCTGTCAGGGAAATGTCCAAGAAGTATGCTGATGGCGGTCCGGTAGAAACTAACGAAGAGTTCCATAAGCGCCATAACCGCGCTAAGGCGCTCGCCTCGTTTGGAGGCGGCAGCATGTCTAAGGCATTTAGTAAGATGGTTAGCCTTGACCAAATGCTTAACGCGCCCGACGACCCTACCGAAATAGATACTCCCGTAACCGCACCTACGCCTCAAGCGTTACCGGCACTACAACCACCATCTGGTATGTTGACTGATGCCGCACCAAGCCAAATGTACCAATACAGGGATGGTGGGTATGTACGTATGTACAATGATGGCGGCGAAGTCGATGGTCCGGGCGGACCAAAAGAGGATTTAATACCCGCGAGCTTAAGTGATGGGGAGTACGTTATACCCGCAGAAGTAGTGCGCCGCAAAGGTACCGACTTCTTCGATAAATTACTGGAGCAAAAGGGCGATGCTATCCAAGCACACAAGGCTAAGAATCGTTATGCTGAACGTGACGCTATGATACAAGAGATTGACGCAGCACCTGTTACGCCTCCATCGAAACAGGGTGTGCCACTAGGAGGTAATCGTTATGGCATTTAACTTATCAGGCGCATTTGCTAACTCGGCTGGTGCATTCGATAGAATTCGTAAGGGTATCAATGAGGAGGAGGATAGGGACCGCGCTGCTAAAATACGGGCGGGGCTTGGGGAGATAGATAACGCGGTGGATTCCGGCGCTATACCCACACCTAACTCTGCACCTACTGATACTGCAGTGCCGACCACGCAGGATTTTTCACAGTACATTACGCAAAAACTATCTACCCTCGACCTAGACCCTGACCAACGCCGTAAGTTTTTAGACCAGACCTCAATGAAAATGTTTCAAAAATTTCAGGGGGGTATGAACAAAGCCGCCATGTTAGCGGATGCAGGTAGGTTAGACCAAGCAAGTGATGTTATGAAGGCCGCCTATGCGATGATGCCTAACAACACACGCCTTGAGTTTATGCCTTCACCTAAAGGGTTGGTAGTGCGCGGGGTAGTAGAAGAAGATGACCACCGAGGACCTGCAGGTACAGGAACTGGGGGTACTATTATCCAGAACGGACAGCAGATTCGAGATATGATGTCTAAGTTTACTGAGCGTCCAGAGTTATTTAGGGCAATGTCAATCCCTATGCTACAAGCCCAAGCCAACTTAGAAAAAACTCGTGCTGGCAATACACATACGAAAGCTGCTACAAAAGCGCAGCAATTAGCTAACGATGTATTTGATAAGATAACAGAATCCAAGTTGGATTATCAAGCGGCGCTAACTGAGCATACAAAAGCGAACGCAAGGAAAGTTGGTGTTGATGCAGACCTTGCACCAATGCGAGTAGCGAATGATTACCTTAACATCACTAACCAACACACCAGAGAAATGTGGAGGCTAAACAAGAAAGTCGCTAAAGGACTTGGTTGGAATGACGCAGCGATAAACACGCTACAGAAATCTATGGATAAGGCTGATACAGCAAGGGATAAGCTATTCAAATTACAAACTACAAATATCCGCAAGGGTGTTGACGCTGATGTACGTGACGTGTTGGATGGCCTTATGGATGAGGCAGATTTAAACGATGAGCAATTAGTCGCGTATGATAAAGCCAAAGCGGATTTAGATAAGGTCACTAATGACATGACTAATGCTGCACAAACTGCAGTTCTTAGGCAGGAGAATCTAGGTGAGTTCTTGCGGTTGAATCCATCGCCATCTAACGGCGGTTCACTCGGTACAACCTATGAGGGTATTATTGGAGCGGCCGGCCAGATTATGGCGAAGGATGGTAAGGATGTCGGGGACGTAATTAAACCATTTGGAAGTGGTGTACTTATAACCCTTGGTAACAACCGTGTGTTGAATATAAAACCTACCGAAGATGGCAACTTAGAGGCGTATACGGGGCTGATATCTAACGGCACCTATAAATCTAATCACCGTAAAGTAGGAGTTCCTTCTTCCCTGCTTAGTATATTTAGTGAGTTCATGGAGCGTAAACCTCCACCTACTCAATCACAAGCAGCAAACACAACGGCCATACCGACTAGAGGTACTGGCAACCAATACTCACCTCGTGAGTTAAAAATGCTAGCGGAAATAAAACGTAGGAAAGTGGAGGACGAAATGCGTACAATGCAACACGAAGCAGACCCGCAGGGAATTCCCGATACTACAAACTTTGGAACCTAATCGATGCAAAACCAAAACAATGTTGATGTGCGTACACTTAGTGACGAGGAGAAAGAGCGTCTAGCTAGAGGTAAACCCACTGCTATACCAACCGCACCCTATAGAAACAGGGAAGACCTAAACGCTCAACATGATAAGTTTGCAAGGGCAGAGGTAAAACGTGCGTTGGGGTTCGACCATGTTGACCCAACACCACAACGTATGGGCATAGCGGTTGGTAGAGGTGCATCGCAACAAGACCCGCAAGCTGGCTACGATTCTATGGATGGTGAGGCGATTGAGTTCGATGCGCCTGCCCCACCGCCAGTAGGAGAGGGACCAGAACAAGAGGCAGAATGGTACAAGTCTTTCGGTGGGCAAGGTATAGGCCACGCCATATCAGGCGCTGCAGATTTACCTGCGACTGCAACGGACATCCTAGCATTGGTAGCGGAAGCGGCCGGAGAATTTTCTGATGCCGACCCAAGCGTAAAGAAAGCAATACTACAGTCGACAGGCACACCGCTAGCATTAGCTTCTGACATATACCGCGCTGTACGCCAGTGGGCTTCTGATGAACCCGACTCAGGCACATCCCCTTCTATCGCTACTGCTGTAAGGGCCGCAAGTATCAAAGCAAAAGATAAAGATACTTCTGCGCTACACGATATGGCTGCATACTTGCGCCGTTCATCTAAAGCATGGCGGGGACTTGAAGCAGTGAAGGCCGCTAAAGATTTTGGTGAGTATACTTCCGGCCAATGGGCACAGTCTTATGAGCCTAAGTATGTAACAGAGTCAAAGCAAAACCTACAGTCTGAACTAGATTCAGCAGATGGAGTACTAAGTACTATCGGCGCAATTGTAACTAATCCTGTGGCAGTAGCCGATATCGTAATGTCATCTGCAACCGAAATGGTATTAGCAGGTGGTATTTCTGGCGTAGCAAGTAAAATATCTACTAAGACTGCAGGAAAGTTAGCGAAGGAAATGGTCGAAGCAGGCGTAGCTAAGGACGCTAAGTCTGCATTGAAGTATCTTAATGACCAGAGAGCTAAAATAGTTGGTAAGACAGTGTTAGCAGAAGAGGCCCTTAGTGTGAGCGCAGGGGTACGCAAAGAAGTCTATGATGCTATCAATACAGCGGAGCAAGATAACTTAGAATCCTTAGAAGCGTACACTCGTATACGCGACGCACTGATAGCAGAGGGTAGGTCAGAGGCATACGCTAACGATACAGCACGTACGCAGCTAGCTGAGCTACTTAGTTCACGGGGCGTAGCGATGGCAGCTATGTCAACATTAGCAGCCGGCAAGCTAACAGGGATTGATAAGATTACAGGTAAGTTATTCACCGGTACTCGACTTGCCGGTACACGTAAAGCTGCAGCGGGAACAGCCGCTCTCGCAGAGAGCGGTCAAGAATTTCTACAAGAAGGAACCGAAGCCGCTATCACAGATAAATATGCCGGTGCTCCAGAACGCGGTAGCATAGAGGCAGACTGGGGTACCGTAGTTAAAGCGCTTAAGCAAGGTACACTAGGTGCATTTGTTGGTGGGATACAAGGTGGTAGCCTTGCCGCTGTTCTAACCCCCAACACCCAGAAGCAAATTGCGAAGGGTGCAGATAAGCAACGCATTGAAAACTCACGTCCACCTACCCCTTCTAGTCCCTCCGCACCCCCGAAGGTCGCTGCTACATTGGATAGCGTTTCGGAGACCATAGGGCGTATATTAGAAATCGATAAGAAGCTGGCAGAATTATCTCCGAAAGTCGCAGATGATACTGCATCAATAGAAGAAACAGCGCTACACGATGCGATGTTAGACAAACAGATTAGCCTAGAAGAATCCCTTGCTGGGGTGGGAGAAGTCGATGGAGAGAACAATGTTAAGACAGACCCCATTGGATTCCTTGAGGATTCCCGCGCTGCAGTTAACGCAGCGAGTAAAACTAAAAAAGTTGAAAAAGCTGAGGAAACTAAAGCGCCTGTCACGGAGGTAGCTAAGGAAGAGGGACCTGTGAAACAGGAGTCAGTTAAAAAAGCTGAACCTAAACCAACCCAACAGAAAAAGAAGCCCGCTGTCAAAGATACTGCAGCGCCGGTAAATAATTCTACTCCCCAACGAGAATTTAATCTTGATGGTACGGGAAGTAATAAAACAAACAAGCAGAAGAAAGAAGCGATACCCGCCACTCCAACCCCTACAGATGAAGGCGGCGGGGATGTTAATCGGCAGACAGCGCTACCGCTTGATAACCCTAACTCGTTTGTAGAACGTACCAAGCGTAAGTATGATGCAGTGTTCTTGGGCCAGAACAAGTTAGATAAGGATGATTTAGCAGAGCTAGATTCTACTCTCGACTTCAAGCATATGTACGATAAGAACGCAGAAGGTAACAAGGTACAGCAACGAGCCAAAGCATTTAAGGTTCACACAGATAAAGTAAAAGCAGCGTTGTGGACTCCATTAAAAGGAGAGACTGCCAAGCTGCAGAACTTAATATCAAACGTAGAGAAGTCTACGGGCAGAAAGGGACCGCTAAATAAAAAGCTATCGCGTAAGTTAGCGGAAGTGAATCGACTCATTGATTCAGGTATTGAGGGTAAGACTCCAGCCCGACGTAAGATGGCAGCTAAGGCAGCACTTAAGAAGCTCCATGAGTTATCCGAATCCGGCGTGGGCCACCCTGCTATAGCTGATGTGCTCGCTCATGCTGATAAGGACTCAGGTAAAACTAAAGATGAGTTCACTAAGTACCTACGTGATGCCGCCAGTATAGTAGATAGAGCCAATAAAGATGCGAAAACTAAATCCTTCCCCGCTGAATTCATAGGGGATATATTACAGACAGCAGTGCTTGCCGCCCCAGAGTCTGTACGTACACCAGATATCGATGGGTTGGTGGCGAAGGCAGCGACGCATGTATCAAACGCATTAACAGGTGTACAATCTGCATCCCGTAACCGCAATACCGCACCGAAGATTATAGAGCAGTTGGCTGACAGTATCGATGCGTTAAGTGAGAGTCCAGTACCACCTAAGCCTAAGAAGAAAAAGCCAGCGGCTAAGGGCGAATCAATAAAAGCTAAGGCTAAGAAAAAGTCTACACAAGAGACTGATGAAACAAAACCTGATGCCGCAGATGAATTTTTAGCGAAGGCCGAGAAAGAAAAAACTTCCGTGGTGTCTGATGTGTTGAGTGGTGGTACTAACACCGATAGTGGATATTCTGTAATCACGCCGCAAGAAGCGACCATGATAAAGAATAACCTAGAGGTCGGTGTGGACATTGCGAATCAAAACTCTCGCGTACAGGGCTTACGAGCGGACAAGTCTAGTAATGCTAGTGAGTTTATCGCAGAGTTTGTTGGGGCGTTGCCGCCTAAGTCTAAGGCGCGGGAAACCTTGGAAGCGATGCAGGTATTCTTATCGAGTTCAGATGTAAGGATAAGTGAGTACGTTGCCGATAGAGTAGTCGGCAGTCATCTAGGTAAATACTTAGCTCACGCTGGACCCCTACGTAAATCTCTATCTACATTGAGAGAGAAGTACGGGTATTCAGACGCCTTAGACTCTGACATCATAAAGATATATAACGAGTTAAAGGAAGATGCCGCTATTTCTGGAGTGGGTGACGGCACTGTAATACTTAACGATGATGTATCGTCGGACCCCATGCTCGTGTATAGCTTTATACACGAACTAGGCCATGCAGTTACGGTACCGGCACTAACCAACGACCCTACGTTAAAGGCAGCGATGGATGAAATTTATAGGGACTTTACGACGGAAGTAAATAAGAGCGGTGCGGTCAGCCCAGAAGTATCCTATGCTACTAAGAACCCACTTGAGTTGGCAACTGAATTTCTTGTTAATCAAGAAGTACAGAATGCTATGAAAGCTATGCCAGCCAATGAGACTGTAAGTTCTTTGCTTAAAGACCACCGCGCAGCGCACAAATCATTGTACGACCAAATGGTTGACGCTGTGCTATCAATACTCAAGCGGATACTGCCGTCGAGTATAAAACCAAAAACATTCTTCGACCAAATGCTAGAAGTTTCCGCCGCATCTGCCGCAGTATCAAGTGATATCGCTACGCATGGCCGACCAACCATAGATACTATTACCCAGCTACGTACACTAGGAACAGAACTTGGCAGTGATAATAAACTGGTGACTCCCCCCCGCGACGCACTACTTAAATCGTTGGGTATGACAGAGGCGCAAGCAACGAAAGCTGCGGATAGGATGCGCGAACTCGTACGCAATAGCGATAAGGTGTCTACTGCCACTGAGCAGAGAGAGGCAGTGGAGGAGAAAGAATACATAGAAGACGCAGAACTGGAACTCATTGCACTACAGAACGGCGATGGGGGTGGCGGTCTTGGTGAGCTGTACTTTAATGACATACAAGATAACCCCGCTGATGGTGGGGCAGGTGCTGCAGGGCGAAGTAAACTACAAGACATCGCTAATACAACAGGTAAAATTTACCGCCGCGTATTAGAAACCTCTGATGGACTAGTAGAAAAGTTCTCTGACAGTATGGTTGGGGTGAATGGAAAGGAATTATTGCGAGGGATGCTCGACAATGCACGTAGGAGAGTACGGCTAGGCACTAAGTATATCCATGATAATTTCAATAAGGTTAGGTATGTTCGGGACTTATTAGCAAGTAAGGGCATCACTGATGTTCAACGCCAGTCACTGACTAGCCTTATGCTAGATGCTTCTTACCAACAGATAGACCCTCGCATACCGTTGCAAGTACATACGTGGCTGAGCGATAAACAGAAAAAAGCTAAACGCCCACTGTATAGCCGAGTCCGTAGTGAATACAATTCACTGCCTCCTCCGCTTAAGGAAGTGTTCAAGACACTGACGTCTTACTATAAAGATGCGAACAACAAGATGCACACCGCACTAGTCAAAGCACTAATGTACAGGCATGGTATGACGAACCCATCAACCTCGCTAATAGGGAGGTTAAAGGACGTTAAGAGTGACGAGGACTTGGATGAAATACTGTCTACCATGCCTCCCCACATACATGACAGGTTCTATGGTAAAGGTGGGCAACCTAATGCTGTGTTTGAAGGTACAGCTAAGATGCTCCTATCTACGAACAAGCAGTACAACAAACAAAAGAACGGTATCTATGTACCTTCTTATCGTGACGGTACTCACGGGTTCTCTTTACACACTGCGCGAGAGCATGTAGTTAGTACTAAAGAAGCCGCCGAGAAACTAAAAGGTAAGTTGCTAGGTACACGCGGTGTACAGGGTGGAGTACCAACGGTTAAGATTGAATTGGAGGGTGATTCTTACCTAGTAACCGAGAGTGAGAAAGGGTTTAGAGTTAACCCATCGTCTAACGAGAACCTACGTGAGATTGCCGAACTTAACCGTGAAGGGTTCCCTGATGGGTGGAAGGTAACGAACAAATTAATCCCACGTAATATCCAGAAGGATTCAGTGGGCATGCTGTCTACTGAGGAAGTATTAAACGTAATTAAGAAACTATCAGGGGAAAATACGGAGGGCTCGCCGGCGATACAAGAGTTCTACAAAATGTTACCAGACTCATCTATGCTAACGCGACATGTTAAGCGACAGGGCATAGCAGGAACCAATGTTGATTTAGTACAGGGTATGGCTAAGTACGTCGAGAGTACTGGTCGGTATATCTCTGCGTTGGAGACAGCGCCGGAGCAAGCGAAACTTAGGGCGGATATTGAAAAGGTTAATGAGGGGAAAACACCGGAAGAGAAAGACCGCAATGATTCGATTGTTGCTGAGTTGGCGGGGCGTATCGATAGGAATGATTCGAGTGGCGCACTGTTACAAGTATTGTCAGGACTTGGGTTCACGAATACATTGATGTCACCATCGCATCCCATCATTAACTTACATCAACCTTGGATGTTAACAGTACCTTACTTATCTGGTAAGTACCATGGCGGTACTTCACAGTCTGGGATAAATAGCGCGTTTAGCTATGTTTCACGGGCACACGGCAGGGTTATGGGTCCAGCTATACGTAAGGTACTGGCTGAACGCGGCGGTGCTAATGCGCTATCCGGTGACGAAGTAGTCTATGATGATATGTTCAGGCAGATAAAAGCGAACGTAGGTGAGGGTCCACTAGCAGATGATATCAATTCTATGCTTGATAAACTTGTAGAGACTGGAAGTATAGAACATACCTTTACTAACGAGTTGCATGAAATGGCATCCTCGCCTGTGTCTAGCTTAAACAAAAAGGATACTGCAGTGGGTGCCAAGATACTAGAGGGCGCAGGTGAAGGAGCACACCGCGTACTCTCTATGGGTAGGGTAGTCAACCAGATATCGGAAATGGTTAACCGGTCGGTTACTGCTATAGCAGCGTATGAAATGGCGCGGGATTCAGGGCAGTCACATGAAGTCGCAGTGAAGGAAGCACAGAACGCCATTGACCAAACACAAATAAACTACGACATATTAAATCGTCCAGATTGGATGGTAGGTAATGCGGCACTCAAGGTTATATCCGCGATGAAGATGTATCCATTAGGTCTGTACTCTATGATATCGACGCAGATATACCGTGGGTTCATGCGCGAGGGGCGCAGCCAAGAGGATAAAGCTAAGGCAATGCGTACATTGGCAGGGGTGGCGTTAGTATCTCAATTGTTCACGGGAACTAGCGGCGCACTCTTCATAGAACCGGTGCGTTTGGCGGCGACTATACTCAACTCAACGCTTGGGTTGGTCGGACTAGGACTCGATGAAGCAGAAGACGAGATACTTGATAGACCAGAGCGCTTGGTGTACGACATGGTTGAGCAAGTAGCTGGACCGCAGGTAGCAGAGTTCATAACATATGGTATGTATAATGCTATGTTGGGTATAGACTTCTCTTCTCGTGCGGGTATGCACAGGCTATTAACCAACACCTCACAAGAGCACGGGTTCGAGTGGTGGGCGGATACTTTCGGCTCTAGCTTGATAGGACCAATAGTAGGTTCAGGGTATCAGAATGTTAAATCTTACATTAGGGCAATAGAGAGTGGGCAAGGTAAAGTAGAAGCGACCTTGAAGTATGCGATACCAGTTAAGTTTATACGTGACTTAACCCAAGCCTATGAGCGAGCTACCGAAGGGTTACTATCCAAGTCAGGTAGGCAACTGCTACCACCATCCGCCAAGACAGCCGCGAGTAAAGCGTTTGGATTTACCCCGCACGAAGAAGCTGTGTATTGGGCTGACCGTATGTCAGACTGGGCACAGCAGGACGTGGGGAAATCTGCCCGCCGTTCAGCCTTAGCCAGTTATGTACAGGCATCGCTACGTGGTAGGAGCCTTAAGGATGCGAAGGAAGAGATATCGGAATATAACCGCACCATTGCAAAAGCAAGGCTAGGTAAACGTATTACGATTAAGGATGTTACTCGCGCTGTTAAGGAGGCGAGAGAAAGGGAACGGCAATCCAAATATAATCCATCTGGTTTGCGTGGAGGTGAGGAAGGGATAGAAGGTCTATAGGGGGTACCCCCCGACTCGGGGGCGCTTCATCAGGGGGTACCGATACTTCGGAAGAAAAAAGCTACGTAACGGAATGTAGTAGTACGTCTTCCAGAGTGCATACTACTACGTTACAAGAAGGTGTTACGTAGCAAATACTATTGTGGTGGGTAGCGCTCGCATCGCCCCTTAGTTAGCTTCTTACATAGTCGATGACAGTAGTTACAACGTTTCATGTCGACTCCTAATGTTTAATCTTACGTTTATATTCTGGTATGTAGATACACCGCACCCGACCAATCGCAAACTCTGTGCCGCTACCGAGTGATATCCTCTCTACCGTTGCGGCACATTCCTTAACTAACTTATCCCGTAGTTGATTATAGGACGTACCAGTCTTTATGCACCATGAACGTAGTGGTGTTATTGGCAGAACCAGTCCACCACAATCACGCCCCTCATGAAATGAAATGCTTCCATAGGGAGTAACGTTCGGGTCGACCAGTGGTTGTGGTGGTGGCTTACCTGTAGTGTGCCTGTTAATACCTACCGTATACAACCTGTTACGTATACTCGCGTTCATATAGTCATGGAGTGTATCTACCTGCGTACGTGATTCAGTAACCTTAACATTACGCATCACGTTGAAGCGTTCAAGTAAGTAGTCCTTTAATGCGGGTATATCGAAGTCTAGTATGCCGGCCCGTTTCGCTAGCATAGCCGATGCAATAAGGGACACCACAGTAGAAAACCAGAACCGCTCGTTCGCACCTACTGTTACTTGCTTTTCTAGCTTATCGGCGATTTGCTTTATCAATAGTGGTATAGAGTCTTGGTTAGCGACGAGGTATTCGATGTACTTAACCCCCGCATGCCCATAGTTTTCATCAAGTGATTTGAAACGACTCATCATATCCGCTAAGTTATCGATGGGTTTGGAACCACCTTGGACATCCAATTCAAATACGCGTAGTACACCTGCATCTGAGTCAGTCACTGTCGCATATACGTGCTCTATAATAGATTCGTTCGAGGCACACACCATTAAGGTATCCCACGAATATACATGCTTTAGCTGCGACGACGCTGATAAGCGCTGCTTAGATTTACCTTGGCCTAAACTGAACGCCATACGTATGAAGTCAGCGACGTCTTCTTTGATTCGTATCTCATCCCAATATACGGGGAGATTGTTAAGAAGCCCAACCTTTGCAGTAACACTATTTGTTGTATCATTTAGTGCGTTAATACCGAGGCGGGGGTTCCCCCATATAGACTGCGATGTACGTAAGCATGAGGATTTACCTGTGCCTGATGCCGCACCGACTAACGATATCAATGCACCTGATATACCAGTGAATCGAATCAGTGGTCCGGCGAACCCTGCTGCCAACGTAGCACAAAACTCTGGTGTGCCTTGCTTAACTATGAAGTCGGCCGCGTTCTTCCATTTCTCAAACGTGCCTGACGGTGTGTACTGCGAAGTCAGTGCGTTATCTACTACGGATATCTGGTGGGTATCGTTCTTCTTGTACATAGTAGTACCAAGCACAAACCCCATTTGCTTATCTTCTTCGTGCCATCCGAATGTACGGACAGCGACCTTTGGTGTTACCTCTCTTTGGAGTTGTCGTATCCAAGCAGTCATAAAAGTACCCATATCTCTTAGTTGTAATGAGTTAAGCATAAACCCGTTAGACGACAGAGCTGAGTGGAATCCCCGACTATCCGTGACCGTTGCGAAGGGAAGATAGCAGGACTGAATACGCTGCCGTCCGTGTATGTTCGCTTGCAGTTGAACTGAGTCAGCCATGGTAGTGTCCATAGATAACAACTCAACGCCCTGCACTTGGTAGGGGAATATTATTTTATCGTCTTCCTCTAGGTCTTTATTACCTCGCTTAACAATACCTACGTCTTTGTTGTAGCTATATCCAAACGGGATGTGGAACTCAGCCGCCGGACGTATAGCAGCGGGAGATTTAATTTTACCGTTTAGTGGGCAGTTATCGCAGTCATTACAGTGCGACGTCTGCAGGGCAGATGATTGTAATGTATCGCACAGTAGTGGTTTATACTCTCGCGACTTTAGCTCTGCAAATTTTGCTGTAGTCTTTGCTTCGCTATACCCTTCATGCCCTCTGGATACATTGTGCACGTAATCCTCACCATCTTCACAGGCTGATAAGTACTGTAACGTACGTAACCATAATTGATAGTCAGCCTCCTTACCCTCTGTGTCGTGTACGTTCTTCAATAAATTACACTTAGTTATTGCCGTAGCAAATAAGGTAGGGCCATACTCTACCTCGGGTAATTCGAGGGAAGAATCCGCTTGCAGCTCTGGAGGCAGTTCGACTTGTGGTAGCGTTACCTCCATCCAATCTCGTAGTGCGATAACTAAATCTTTTGCGTTAACAATACCCCACTCCTTGAGTATTCGCACTGGACGCGGTGGGTCCGTCTTGTAATTGAATGTACTAGGAATCCTAAATCCCTTGGTAGGGTCCCGTGTTATATCATCGACAACAAGGCCGTAATGTTTTATACATCCTCGTATTGCATTAGCAATAGCGGTCCACTTATCAATGGGGATGGTCTTGTGTAGGCACCAGTACGCATGTATACCACTGCCCGTATCTAGTACGTACGTTGGCTTAGGTATCTGCGATTCTGAAATGAACCGGAACAAAGCCTTGAGTGCTGCTTGCTTATTAGCATGCTTCATATTCCCTACGTCTAGGTCGAGTAGGAATGTCTTAGCGCACTTAGCCTCAGTACGTACACGAGATTTAGAATTAAACCCTGCAAGCCCAACGTATATGTTGATGGGTTTATTATAATGAGCTATCGCTTGGGTGACTTTCTCCACTCCCGTAGAGTCCTTCACCCAGTGCGTTCCGTATGCACCAGACTCACCCTCAGAAAAGGCGAGTGTGCTAACTGCCAACTCGCCCTCGTTAGGTAAGACGGTGGATAGAAATTTATTAATGTCCATAGCGCCCCCTATGGTATTAATTAATCTAAGCCGTCAAGGATACTGGCTAGCTCGTCGTCTAAATCTGACGAGGCCACCTCTGTCTTCTCCTCTACAGGCTCAGCTTCTACCACCTCTGGTTCCGCTTCGACTTCCACTGGTTCTGGTGCAGGTTTCTTAGTGGTAGCTTTCTTCGCGGCAGGTTTCTTAGTGGCAGCTTTCTTGGCGGCAGGTTTCTTACCATCGTTGTTAGAGCTTACTATATCAACACCCTCGAACAATGGCTTATACGTCTCACCTTTGATGTGTTCGACTACACTCATAAGTTCCTCTTCGTTTAATGCTCGTACTGCCTTGAACATAAGTTTAGGATAAGCTGCTTCGGGGTCGAATGACACCTTAGTAACTACGGCTTTATAGCTTAGTCCTTGTGCGCTGAGTTGTCGTGAGTAAGCGGACAATTCTTTGAGTGATGTGGCCGGTACTCTTAGCAATAGTGGGTTGCCATCGAACACATCAGACTTAAGGTCGCCGGCAGATAGCACTGCTACCCTGCGAGAATCTTGGCAAGCCTTACCATCTTTACCGCTCTCTGTTATGCGAGAACCCCACGCATTCATAGGACATCCCTCACAACTTTTAGCGACAGGATTTTCTACGCCTTTATCGGGTGTCTTACCATCACATGATGCGCAGTCTGGTTGAGCATCGTCACCCTCCTCGTACTTACCTTTATAGTAAGTCTTCGTTACGTTCGGGTTCGACTGCAATATAACAACTTGGATAGCAGGGACTGAATCACCCTCTGCATTTAACATCGGCTCCGTATCACCGGAATAACGTACCGCCCACTTACTCCCCTTTATAGATAGGATTGGGAATGAGGAACCTACGTTAGCCGTAAGGTCGTTATTCAATTCTGGTGCGAACAACGCCGCCATGTTAGCGGGTAGTTTATTAGTTACTGCGATTAGTTCTGACATGTTATTTACCTTTTCTAATGTTAACGTCGATGAATTGATTGATAGAAACACCGGCAGGTACTTCGCCTGTCTTTTCTAGTTGTGCCATGATATTGGTTTTACTTGCGCGGATATCAGCGAACTCCCAGTTATCGCCCTCGTTGCAGTAGTCAAAGAATGCTGCCTTGTCTTTGACTGTAGTGCTGGTCTTTGTGGTTAGGTACGCGGTGCCGGCAGGAGTAGAAGTGTTATCCGCTCCTTGCTTCTGTAGGAATTCCTTTAGTACAGCTTTTATTTTATCCATGCGTTGTACTGTAGGGCCAAGTGCTTCCTTAAGTTTGTCCTCTGTCAATTTCTTCTTGGTCTTGAGTTCTTGGTACTCAGCGATTACTTCTTCTATTGTGGGCATGGTTAGCACCTCCTAAAATTCTGTTAAGTTTTCCCCATGTAACATATCGAGTAGTAAGTTCTGCGTATCCGACCGCTGCTGTAGTCTTTTGTATACTGCAGTTTCAATCTTACTCGCAACAAGTTTCACGATGTGTTGGGGTCTTGTCTGTCCAGCCCTTGTAATACGGGCGTTTGCTTGGTCAAAGATTTCAAGGTCCATTATCGGTTGGTACCAGATAATAGTATTCGCAGCGGTCAACGTAAGTCCGTGCGCCATCGTCTGTGGATGAGCGACAAGAACATCTAACTTACTACCAAACTGGAAGTCTGTAAAGAGTTCGTCACGTTTTGTTTTACTGGTCGAACCGTAGACCTTATCCACCTTGAAATTGGTAGATAAAAAATCCGTGACAGAATCGACAGTGTGTCTATACCCACAGAATACAATGACCTTACCCTCTGCTTCATTGATGATTTCTTCTACCTCGCGTAACCTATCATCAGGGGACAGGCTAATTATCTTTTGTTCGTCCGAGTATACAAACCCTCCATATATCTGGATTAATTTTCCTATCCTTACCGCTGAGTTAGCGGCAGTGATAAGCCCTTGGGAATCCTCATGCACAAAGTAATCCCACATTTTCTTGCCTGCTAATTCCTGAGTCTTCGATAACTTAATCTCTCGTGTTGAGTACGTGACTGGTGGCAGGTCGAAACAATCATCACGAGTAAACCTAACACTAGGTCGCATAGCATCGTACACCACATCGAGCGCCTCGCGTTTCGGTATCCACTTGAACTGCGTTATCTGCAGCATGGTAAGTTCTTTGAACTTCTTAAAGTATTTAGGTACACGGTTGGGCGTAAGTAACTTCACTTGTCCATAAGCATCAGTGGGTTCTTTTGGTACTGGACCACCTGTCATACCCCATGCGTAAGAACTCTGCCTTACCATTTGATTGACCGCCTTCCACCGCGCAGTCTTCTGATTCCGCAATACAGCAAGTTCATCAATGATGATAGCGACTCGCCCCCATAACTTCATGTTGACGAGTAGTTCGCGCAGTATTACCTTCACGCCATCATGGTTAATAATGTAGTAATCCCTATCCTCCATCATACGCTTTAGGCGCTGTGCCTTTTGTGGATGGTGTAGTGATATGGCACTACGGTGGGGGAAGCACATGAATATCTCCCGCTCCCACGTATGCGTCAGTGTAGATAGCGGCGCTAAGATTATTACCTTATCAATCCTACCCTCTTTGAGTAAGTAATCGGTTGCGAATAATGATGCTCTGGTCTTACCAGTACCCATGGAGTTAAGGATATATGCAGCGTTGTTATCCACCATTAGTTCAGCGGTGTCGCGTTGGGTATCATATACCTCTGTGCTACCTGCCCAATCATAGTGGTGACGGATTGGGCTTGGTACATCGTACCCTATGTTACGTAGTACTTTAGTTTCCTCGATACCATGGGGTATACAGGAGTAGTTAACCCCACGCATTGTTACTTGCTTGGTGTGGGGTATCAGGCTAGACATTGATTTGTTGGGGACTAAGACCATCTTGTGGGCTTTAGAGATAACAACCTTATCCATTGGCATTAACGGCTACCTTAAATCCATGTACCTTACTACCATCGAGCATCTTCCACGCTACTCCTTTACCGATGCCCCTCGCTAATTCGAGTCTATCGTTTGTTTCAATCGTTGGTAATAGGTCTTCGGCTACTTGGTTAGCTTCATCTTTCGTTAGTATGTAGATGATAGGCTCAGCTGATATTCCGTTAGTCTCAAGTAAATCTCGTAGTGCGATAATCTTTTCGAGTGGGGTTTGTTTAATGTCCATCACACACCTCCACTGCTTCCATTGAATCTTCGACTAGGGTGGCATAACCAATGATGTCTTTGATATGGTCGGGGTGGTAGGGGTCGCCGTTAACCATACGGCTTATCTTATGTACTATCATTTCTAATCCTTCCTTCTGTTGCCAAGATAATCGGTTCCATGATTGGCCCAAACGCATCGCCTCTTTCATACCCTGAACCCCTGCGGCTGTGTGGTGGTAGTGGCCGTGTGTAGCTTCACGCTCTTTCAATGTGTTACGTATATCAGTCATACTAATCTCCGTTCTCAATTAACCACCGGATTAAGATATCCAGTGTCCCACCCTCGGTGGAATCAACCATAAATACTTTACCTCCCGCATCCTCCATCTTACGTTGTGTAAGGAGTTGGCGAGGTGTCATCTTTTTCTTAGGCGCTTTTGTTTCAATCGCAAAGAACAAACCCTCGTAGCACCCAACAAAATCGAGGGTCGGTTGTCCCATACCGTTCTGTACTGGCATATGATAATACGCACCGAACGTATTCAGAGTGTCCTTTACTGCTTTTTTCACCTTCCCTTCGGATATATTACTCATCGCTTATGCCCATACATATGGCCACATCGCCGGCAGTACATCGTAGCGTACTCTAAATATCCTTCCATTCCCCGTTTAAGTTGGGCGGTGGAAGGCGGTATTCCTAGTTCATGAACGCAGGTGTAATCATGGCCAAGTAAACATAAGAACCAATTCTTAATTTGTTTAAACATATCATTCTCCATTGTGTGGGCAGGACTTTACTTGACACCACTTCTTGCAAAGTCCGTTAGGTTTAGCGGGGAACTCATCGTTCTTCCGCGCATGTTCTACCGCGTTGGCACGAGGTAGTATTTTATTCCATATGATGGGGATGTCGTCACGAGTAACGCTATCAGTAAATCCCTTTCGGTGTGCGAAGTATTCATACCGCAAAATAACTTTATGTATCTCCGGCCTGAATGCCATCAATATAGCACCCGCCATTTCCAACTGAATAAAATCTTTATTGATTCGGTTGCCGGTCTTCCAATCAACTACCACCGCAGTAGTGTCACCCACCGCGAGGAAGTCAATAATGCTACGGCAATAGGTAAACTTACTAAACCAATCAGAGGGTTGGAAGTCGCGGGTAAGCGCTAACTGCTGCTCAAATAATTTTTCTCCCTTCATCTTTTTATAAGGTTCGAGGATAGGCGCGAGGTAGGTTAACTCCATAGGCAAACGCACATCATCGCGCATGTAGTTCTCTATGTGTTCATGTACCTTATTACCCCACTCATTACTCGCGTTCTTATCGCTATACTTCTTATCGATGTACGTGTAGTAGTACTTCTTAGGGCAGGTCTCAAATGCATTGAGGTGACTGAATGAAAAGGCGAATGGTTTTTTCATGCGGTGAAACACCCGTCCTCAGACTCAGCGTTCTCAACTAGAGCGTGCTGTCTTTTCGCTTCGTTCACTGCGTCGAATGACATCTGTACTAATTCCTTAAATGTATCTTCATCTAGCTTTAGTACTCCTGCTAACTTCGGTATCATGAACATCAGTAGGCGTATACGTTCCCTCCGCGTTCCAATCATAGCCATCGATAAGTCCTCCTCTCCCCTAGACATTATTATTTGTGACGTAATATCCCCTTTGCGTAGTGCTTCTAACGTATTAGTGTTCTCCGCTATATACTCCTCGATAGATTTTTCTTTACTGCTCATTGTGGTTCTCCTGTTGGTTGGTTAAGTTGTTGGTTATCCACGCTTGCATAGCGGGGAGGGAATTGAATACTGCGACTATACTATTTTTGGCATAGGGTTCGTTATTTCCGTTATATAACACCCATCCGTTACTTACCGAACAGATTGTTATAGAGGTGTAGCCTTTATTCTCTTTAGGTAGTGGGTCCTTTCGGTTAGATAGGGTGGCTGCACCGACCAAGGTGTTCTCTAGTGCGGGTTGTGTGTGCATAGCCATTACTTTGCTTCTCCATAGTTGTCGGCGATGTCGCCTTCTGCATCGAGGGGTAGGTCAGCGCACCACGCAGGGGGGATACACATTTCCTCTATTACAATATCAAGTATCGACTCGGCTTTATCTTCATCCACCACGTAGATTAACTCGTCGTGTACCTGCATCGCGGGGCGCAGCCCTGTACGTTTGTAGATTCGTACCCACTGGTCAGCAAGTATTGCGCGGGCCAGTGCTTGGACTAGATTCTCAACGAGGGTGCCACCCCATATAGAGGTATAATACTTAGCTTTGCCTTTAGCCTTTGTAAACACTAAGCCTCGCTGGTCTAGTGAATGGTGTATGTCGGGGTACATCAGTTCAAGGCCATGAGGCATAAACACTTTGTATCCCTCTATATAGGATGACTCCGTGACATCGTAGGGTATCTGCCCCCCTACGTTCAGCGCTTCACGCCATCGCAATTCGAGTCGCTTCCACCCACCTACAATCCGGCGGTACGTACCTCGGTATGAATTAAATAACGTGTGTGCTACAGCCTCGTAGTCATTCACACCCGCATCCCGTAGTGTATCGGTGAACCTAGCAATGCCCATCCCAAATCCTAGTCCTAGTATCGCTGTCTTCCCTAAGAATCGGTGGTCTTTATCGGCTTTGGTTACTTCAAATCCAAACGCTGCAGATGCGAACGCGCAATAGATATCGCCGCCTCTTCTCCATACATCGAGCATAGCATGCTCCCCGCAATGCCATGCGTTAACCCGTGCCTCCACCTGTGATAAATCACATACTACAATTTTCTTTCCTTTTGGTGCGCGGATTGCCTTACGTAATAGGCTACCCCTCTGTAGGTTTTGTAGGTTAAGTTTGTCGTCGCCGCCAAATCGGTGGGTGTGTGCCGCAGAGTAACGCAACGGGACAGGTAGCATCGGGCTGAGAGACGCTATACTTAAGAACCTGCCTGTACGTGACTCTTCAATGGTCGACTTAACCATCACTCTCGCTCTCGCAATCACGCCTACGGGGTGGTCCTCACTTAGCTTAACTAGGCGCAGCATGAACTGGTCTGTCTTCGCTAGGGCAGGTACCATCTTCTGCTGCTTGTCTGACCACTTCTCCTTAACTGGACAGCCAAGAACTTTCAGTGCTTTAGAAAATCGCTCATCGCTCCTGAGTGCGGCGATTATTTCCTCCTCATCTTTTATTAATAACGCAGCGTTTAGTACAGGGTTCGTTAGTACCTTGCGTTTAGCTGCGGCTAAATCATCACGGTGTTGTCGTAGTAAGCCACCATCTAATTCTAGTTGTGGATATAAGAACATCCGCAGATTGTGGTCCATGATAAGTAGTTCTTGGCGGGTGAACTTAGGTAAGAGTTTCATAAGTATCGCATAGCATAGGTCGGTATCATGTATGCCATACTCTATGTACTCCTTCCATTCCTCGATTGTAAAGTTACGCCGCCGCTTTCCCTTCGCATTAGTAACCGCCGTACCTTTACTATGTAAGTCGAAATACTCCGCACCCACAGCAAGCGAACTTCCGCCGGTGATAGGCTTGACCTTGGCGTTCATCATAGACATAGTATCGAGGAAAAACTTAGGGTGTATGTCGTACAGCCACACCATAATCGCAGCATCAAATCGTGTGTTGTGTGCGCATACGGCATACTCACTCCAGTCAACCGCACCGCGTAACTGCTCGCCTATCTCGTCGTGTGTCCCCTGTATAACGTAAGTTGGGGAGTCGCTTACCTTTACTGTCACCATCAGTGACTCGAACTTAGGGTCGAGCACATACTCTTGGGTTATCTGTTTAGCGAACCCACAGTCAGAATCGTAGTAGCTCTCGAAGTCAAGCGTAACTATTTTCATTCCTTCCCCCAACAAATGTGCTTACCCTTTTTGTCAGTGCGTTTTATTATCCCGCCGTACTTAGTACTTAAGTAGTGGCATCCCGTCTTCGCGTCAATGTGAAGTTCCATATTGCTTCGACTATCGGGGTAGTCGGTCGAGTCTCTTGGGGATAGGTACGATATCGCTAAGGCTATTATCGCTGTGATTAACATCAGCATCCAGAAGCTATCACGTACCGCCTTTATCCTATCGGATATATTATCTACTACTCTGATATAATCATTTACGTTCACTGTTTACTCCTTGGTTTCTTTACTCTCGTTAAACACGTAGCACATATCGAACTGTTGTGCGTGCCGTTGTGCGTCTTGCGGGTACGTCTGTCTTCAATAGGTTTGAAGCGTCGGCATTTATTACACCAGAAGTTATCGCCCATTTATTTTCTTCTCCTTCTTTATGAATATCTTGAGGGGGGATTCATCGAACTCACCGAGTGGTAAGTTGAACATTATTTGGGTCGGCGCTACTGAATACACAGCAAGGAACTTATCTAGGGTCCACTCTTTCACATAGCTTATTATGTCTGAATCACCTTTACTTACTGCTTGTGCGCATACACGAGGTGACTGGTACTCCGAAGGGATGTAAGCAAGTGTTTGGGGTACCTTGTCCACCGCGCAAAGTGCTACCTCTTCATCTATATAGCGTACTCGGGATATCTTGTAGGGGTTATCATTGACCTGTGCCAACACAAATTCTTTAGTGTGTTCATGTGTTACTAATTTACCCGTGTGTTTTGGATACCCTCTCGCAAGTAGCTCATCTTTATGTGCTTGGTTAAGGTGGGGTATGATGTCTTCGATTATCATATCGAACCCCCCGTAGTGAAGTGAGTCTGTTGTCTGTCTCCAGAATGGGCAAGGTCAGACTTCTTGCGTAGCTTCATCTTGAGTGGGGATTCTGCAAAGAAGTTGCCATCCATACAGGCCAATCTACTTTTGATGGACGATTCCGTATCCGCCTTCATAGCAATGATGAAGAGGTCGGTCATTACACCATTGGTGTTTCTGGCATCGTTGAACGGGAGGTAGTGTTCAACGTCAAGTAAGTCGAGGTCGAACATAGTAATGAACGCCTCGATGGTTATTGGTTTGTTATCGTCAGGCATGGTTAGTGCTCCTTATGATAAAGGTTAATGTACGTATATAGTTATACGATAGTGCGGACCCCCTTTATGGTACGAGCGGGGGACCTACGTTACTCGCTAACCAGAGGCATAAGGACCTCTTACCGTTTCTCTTTATACTCAACCCATCATATCAAGTCAAGCAATTCATAATGTGGTCCGTCCTCTTGTGGAATAAGTTGATGGAACGATAGTGGTATAGTGGGTTCTGTGACAGATAAGTATGCCGTTGGTAACGCAAGGGTGTAGTCAAACGCGGCAGGAGTTACAGGTCTTCTCTCCTGTGTGGCGCTACCAATATCGTTTAGTTCCCGATACATGATGAGTGGCAGCAGTGCTTGGTTAAGTACTGACTTTCCCTCGTCGGTGAGAATGTACTTTTGTTTCGGGCGCTTGTTTTTATTCTTCTCAAGTAGCCTCACTAAACTTTTATTCTCTAAGAATAGGGGGTGGGTGGTAGGAGGTAGTGCGTCAAACACCTGAACGATTGTATTGCAGCGGAAGAGTATGTCGTAGAGTATGTGGTATGCCACAATGAGCGTGGCCTGTAACTTTACATGTACTCTCTGGGGTTCAGGTAACTCAATCGGGCTAGCATCTGAAACTACTTGAGAACATAACTCGCGGGTAAATAACTTATTGCCTCTAGTTCCTATATGCAAGTGGGGTTGGGTGATACACACCGAAGCCTGTGTTTTTACTTGAACCGCTCCGTTATCGAGTGCCCTTAGTCCGTCACTTTTTTTGCTTAATAGTTTGTATCTGGATAGGGCAGGGAACTCACATACTATATCAATAGTTGCAGTGTTGTTATTAAAGTTCTCATCCTTGGGATTAGAGTAATATTGTTTGTCTGAAAATAATCCTACTAGTCCACAGAGGTGAGGGTCAACATGCCGGAGGTGTATCGCTGCTGCATTTATTGCTTCAACCTCAGCGTTATACGTGTCTAACCGAGTAGCGTCTTGGCTCATATTATTGTAGAGTATATTGAACGTATCGTCATAAGGTATGGGGACCGTCGCTCTGTTTTGTTTCGTTAAGAATATTATCATCTTATCCCTATACGTATTCAATATAGTTTCGATAGCGTATCTTTGTACTGGCATTTACTTTGTCTCCTTATCTCATTAGTTTAATTGCATCAACGTAGGTAATCCTACCCCAGTGCCTTATGGTATGCTGCTTCTCGTGAACGCAGTTAACCATATGTCATCGTCGGTCATACGAAACCCACTTCTCGATGGGTACGTTGTGTACTTCGCGCGAAAAATCATCTGATGGAATCCTATACAAGATTGCAATCTTGCGGTGGGTACCGCTTCGTTTAAAATAAAGATACTCATTCATTAGTAACTCCTGCTATATACTTCATCACCTCGACAAAGGTAACTTTCGCCAATGGGCGGGGTGGGGGCATAACGGATATACCGGCTAGTGATACTTGGACGAGGGTCAACTGGCCCCGTGTATTTGTAGTATTCATATTTCATGTCACCTCCTACGCCGGTTCGTTTATCTCAACAACGGTGCCCGTTGACAGATTAGTCGATGCTATCGTAGCCCACACCAACTGACAGGGTATGTCTTCCTCGCTTGGCTCTGGTGTATACCCATCGGTTAGTATTAAGATAGCATCGAGGTCATCCCACTTATCCTTAGCATACCTAACCGCATCGCCCATATCAGTACCACCACCCTGTAAGAAGTCAGGTGCTTCCGGTATATCGTCGGTGTTGTCAGCGTGCACATGCTTGTATGTACGTGTGTTACAGTACAATAGCTCGTATCCATTCTCGCTAGGTAAATCATTGAACATACCTTTACACTCGCCAACAAACTTACCGAGCACTTCATCACATATCGAACCGCTTGTATCAAACACAATTGCTATACGGTTGAACGCGAATCCGGTTGTGCTCGGCATGTAAATATCGAACAGGGATAACATGGTCTTGTTAGGTTTGCGCCACGTCTTACGGTCAGCACCCGCTGCAATAGCGCTGAACTCATCGCGGAGTACGTCACCCCAATATCGTTTAGGGCTTAGTATCTCTCCTAGTGTACGGCGTAGGCTGTCAGGTAAGGTACCCATCTGTTCCGCTGCATTCTTCGCGGCTTGCACTGCCTCTTGCACCTCGTGTTGTGACTGGTCCAGCTCATTGCTTGGTTGGGGTGGAGGTAGATGAGAGTCCATACCCTTACCGCCATTACCACCGCTATCTTGATTGCCTCCACCTCCCTTCTGTTTATTACGGTCATGTAAATCAAGGTATGTCTGCATTAAGTCACTAGCATGTGTGGCGATGTTCGTGTCGTGTAACCCTACCGATGGCATTACTCCTATCTTATCTCGGATTAACATATCATTAATGATGTAGTCTTGTGCGCGGTTCATTTCCTCTTGGTCGATGGGGTCCTTACCAAGTGTGTACCCCTCGAACGCCCGCTTCCACCACATGTTGTGGTGTAATACATAGTGCATAATCTCATGGGCAATTAAGAACACACGGTTAGGGTTGGTTAATGTGCCCCAGAATTCAGGTGACACAAAGATACGTGTACCATCTGTTGCAGCGGTGTCGACTTCGGGGTCCTCAACAAAGAATACTTTTAGTTGTTGGAATAGTAAGCTGCTAAAGAACGCTAGCTTAGGTTCAGCCATGATAATGGCAAGTACTTCATCCCACGTGTCAGGTGCGGGAACTATCTTCTTCGGTTTGAATGACATGGTTAGTGTCTCCTCTCATTAGTTTAAGTGCGTCGATGTAGGTTATGCAGCGGTATTGTAAAAAATAGTGGAGCGTTACAGTGCATGGGTGCCATTCGTTACCTGTCCGCGTATAACAATTTAAAAGTCCATCGAGTTGTACAAACCCGTACCGACGTTCATCATTAGTCTTCATTAGAATATCGCTGTCGGCATGGTAGTAATACCCATACTCGTTATTCATTCTTCTCATCCCGTATTAGTTTAAGTGCGTCGATGTAGGTTATCTCTCGGGAGTTCCATAAATAATGCGAGTGTATAGTGCTGTCCTGCCAACGCGCATCTACCCACCTCTCACAATTAATTGGTGAAGAAGCGCGGGAATATTCCCTGGATATTGCAGTGTATACACTCACGTCACTCCGTAGAACAGCGCCCCATGGGGTTTGGTAGTAATACTTAGAACAACTCATCGATTTGCTTAGCAATATCAGCGGCATGGGTCTTCGCTTTCTCCTTCGTTGAGTGCGAGTTCTTCACCGTCTTTGCATCCATAGTAGACAGTGAACGTAAGCTACGGATTAGCTCAGACGTATCTGCTGCTAGCAAATCATAGTTGTAGAGTAAATCAGCATGGTCCTTACACTTATCAAACAAATCTTTTCGGATGGAAGGGGTCTTGCCTGTCGCCGTCTTCTCCTTAAACGTGTTCGATATCTGTTGGCTTAATAACTTGAGCTTACTAGCTAAGTCCTGCGCTGCGGATTGGGCTGCGGCTTCCTGCGCTTTATTGAATGACTTCTCTAGTCCTTCGGCCCATGTAATCTCAGCGGTGTCAGTTACTCTACTATTCAGCATAGGGATAGCGCGTAGCGTAGCCGGTACTGACATCGGACTCTTGGTCATGGTGATTTGGTACTTGCTTATTACTTCGTCAATGTCAGGGTATTCTACTTCGTCACGTAGTGTACCGAGTGTAGCTTTGGCCCGCTCTACTAAGACGGGGTACTCATCACGTAAGTTCTTGAGTGCTTCGTCTCTATGCTGGAGTAACCGTCCGTGCTCTGCAAAAAACTTAGCGAGGTTGGCGCAGTGTAGCATGCGTGTCTGTCCTCGCCCGCCTGTCGCATCAAACGCTAACGTATGTGCACGGTGGTGTGACTTGATGTCACCATTAGCTGTACTAACCGCCTTAAACAATTGGTCAATCCCCGCAAAAGAATTAACTCTCACTAGTGCAGCCTCTTCGGTAGCGCCGTGTTGTTGTGCTAACTCCGCGCCAAGTGCTTTAGATGGCTTGATGTACTGGAACTCCTTATTCGTTACAGTCGTCAAGATGAATTGGTTCGCCATTGACTGGGCGATGTGGTCTTTAAGTTTTATCTCTGACATGGTTAGTGTCTCCTGTGTTGGTTAATAAACTTCAAGGCTTGTACGTACGTGGTGTCCCACATTATATTCGTGGTGTGCAGAACAGCGGGAACCCACTCGCCGGTAAGGCGTAGGTATAACTCTATGTTGTCTGAGTGTTCCCAGTGTGGGTTCTCTTTGATGATACGTTTACGGTAAAGCGAACCTCCGTATACCTTGTATCTATACATACCCATACTTACATACCCATACTTACATACCCGCAACAATCATCGCTGCATCCGTAGAAGGAATGGCATGTTTGATAGCTGCTTCATACTCAAGTGGGACAAGTTCACCCCATGCACCCTGTGTAAACGGTGCAGCTTGGACGTGTGTTGTCCATGTATCTACAATGTCGAGTGGTGGGGGTACGTACCTATATAGAACACCATCGAGTTTACAATAAGCATAGGGTCGTTTCATTTTAATCTCTCCTGTTGTTTGGTAATAAGTTTCATTACATCTACGTAAGTTTTGTTCCAGTCGTGTAAGTCCATAAGTACATTGGGTATCCACCCCCACTTATTTGTACTAAAAAAGTACCTTTGGAAATCGTGGTCAATGCCATACACTAGGTGGCGTCGGTAAATATTATCGCCATCAATCGCATACTCATACTTCATCGGTATGCAGCAACGCGTGACAGGAAGGTTAGGTTCTCATCCTTACTAACCCACTGTATGTAGTCACTATCCGCGAAGAGTGATGGACAACTCATTAGTTTATGCTCAAGTAGTGTAGCCCAAAATTGTTTCGGCATCCGTAGCATATACTTAAATACCTTCGGGCTGTCCTTATCGGTCACGTTATTCCACAAGCACATGTTCTGCGCCCACTGAACACCAAGTTCTGTCGGTACTGGTGCGTTCTCAGGGTCGGCCATGATGTCTTCGTAAGGCGTACATTGTGCCTCGAACTTTTCATAAGCGAAGAACTCTGTGGTTGCTGCCTGTCCAATCGCTGCGACTAGCCGTGCTCTACGTAGGTGGTGGGGTTGGTTCGGGTTGATCGCGTCGGATACGGCAAGCCCTTGCATCGCTTTAGTGTATGAACGATAGGTGCAGTAGGGCTCCGCTGACTTAGGTACAGCATCGACCATGATGTCAGGCTTGAACTGTAGTAACCCAATGGCAGTAGCAGGTATATTAGTATTCGCCAGTGCCCACGCTATCCAGTCCTCGCGGTTAACCTTGACATGGACCTCATCAATCCGGTTCTGTATGTGCATCGGCATGTTGGTAGTGCCTGATTTATCTTGGCTGCGGTTCATCGCAAGTGCAGCGTAGTTAGATAGGGGTAGTTGGGTATCGCCAATAAACCCTGAGTTAATAAATTCACTCATCGCCATCTTAAAGTCAGGCTGAGCCTTATCGAACTCATCAAGGAAGGTCAACACGAACGGTGCATCAGTGACGGGCCGGCTGATACGGGACGGTGCGAGTACGGTGTGCGCTCTGGTCTCCTCACCCTCTGCCTGTGTACGTATAGGCACGGGTAAACCCTGTGCGATGACACCTTCTTGGGTGGGGCACATCAAAGGATTTAGGTAGAAGTGTTTTGGTGTCCACTGCCCAAATTCAATGGGTTGTTTTCCCTCCCTGATAAGAACATCATTGGCGTTGTTGCTGCGGTCTACATCATCGTTGAGAAACTTAGCCAGTTGCTTAGGTAACTCGTTGTAGATAACGCTGGATTTCCCTATACCCGGGGCAGATACATAGGCTATAGGCATACGCTCACCCGTAGTAAGTTGGGTGTACCAGTTGATAACGGTCAGTTCTACAGCTTCTAATAGACTGACTTGGGGCATAGCAGTAGCTTGGTTCGACATGGTTAGTGTCTCCTTATTGTTTAGTGTGGTTAGTGCACGCGGTGTAGTTTACCATGCAGGTGCGTACGTGTCTGCATGGCGTAGTGTGGTAAGAGGTCTTATGTGTTGGGCTCGCCATGTTTAACTCAAAGTTATTCATTGCCTTTCCCCCCCTTGGTTGGGTTACATACGAGGTCAGTGATGTGACGTACTAGTTTACGTTTATCACTTCGTAGTTGTTTAATCGTCTGCTCCTGTTCTTTTATTTGGTCGCGTAGGTGGATTAGACGCATCTGTTCGTGCATCACGATATGTTCTTCTAAGTTAGCGTCATTCATTGCTTTTCCTCCAGTCTAGTTATCAATAGGTCGATGTAGTCCTTTGCATCGCTGTTTTTCAGTAATCATAATTAATCCTCCGGCGGGTATAATGTAACAACGTCACCCGCAGCAAGTTCGGGAAATGTCTTTTGTTTCTCGATTTGTTGGTTCACTATCAAGTGGACCTCCTGCCAATACATTGATTCTTTACGTGCAATATGATGCACTGATGTTTTGATAGCTGTCAACTGACGCATGGCGTTAGCAAGATTAACGGCTGATAGGTATCCATCAAGATAGAGCTCGCGGACATAAGCGCAGGCTTGAGTATATTCAAAGACTGGCTTGTCCATTATGTTGCGTACGTACATGAGTGGCACTCCTATGTTGTGAGATTTATTGACGGTGTGCGTACGTTATGGAACGTACGCGTGTGGGCAGTGGGTAAATGCTCTCTGTGAGCGTACGCACTGGGTTACAGCATAGATTTAACTAGGTGGACAGAAATTAGTGGCCAGTATGGGCAATCTCTGTCCCGAATAGAGTGTGGTAAGTGTTTGATTTACCTAGCTATTGTTGTTGGGTGGCCTAATTGCCATAGTTTTTCAGAGATAAGACCCCCCAATTTTTTATACGGGGTGTATATTGTGTGGTTGGTGTGTCACGTACGTATGGCGGAAAGTGAAAAAATGTTTCCGTTGTTTTTCTCTGTCCAAGTATGGTAATTATACCAATATAAATAATATATAATAAATACAATAACTTACAGCACTTTTTGCTCGAAAATTCGGGACGCTTAGTGGCACAAGTTGGACAGAGAATTATTTAATATGGCTACAGCCCTTGATATACGCGGCCTACAGCGAATTGGTAGTGTGTACACGTACGTACACAAGGATAACCACACGCGTACGTACACGACTAGAATGAGTCTCTGTACACGTACGCGGTGTATGGGGTGGTTAGTTCACGAAACTAGCGGAGATTACGCCGCTTTCAAGTCCTCCTCTAAAAACTCTTCAAGTCTTGTGTCAGCGTCCGCCCGTTGCTTTGCTTCATCGTACGCAGCGACCATCGAACGCGCTATCTGTTGCACATGAGGCTCTACCTTGTCGCTAGTCGAACGCTTAGTTATCCATGCGATAAACTGCTCCTCGGTCATTAGAGGCTTTGGTTCCTCGGTGGCTTCTTTGTACCCAACCCATGAGGGGTACTCCGCGATGAACGCTTCATCAATTTTGATAGATTCCTTGACCTCCTGCACTTCAAAGTCAATGGCGTTGCTAGTGATGCCATGCACGTACGCGATGATAGTCTTGGACTTAGTTGAGCGAGGCAAGGCATCAACTAGGTCATATAGTGGCGTGAGGTTGTACGACAGCGCTTGGTTAACGGCGTACTCGATGCACTCTTGGACAGACTTGTCAAACCGGCGAATAGCTTTTAGCCGTGTTCCGAATGTCTTCGAGGTAAGTTTTGAATTGAATTTAAACATGATTAAATGCTCCTTATGGGTTGGTTAAGGTATGGGCATGGACACTGGTTAGAATGTCCATGCTGATACCTTAAGTATCGTTTTATGCCGTTATATCAGCTTCCTATGTGCGCGTAGCTCGCGCGGTTCTGTTTAAGGCTCAACTAACGACCTGTCGCACGTATCAAAGTGCTGTCCGCGTCTAGAGCTGTTAACCTTGATGGGTTTATGCTTTCGTCTTTAACTACCGTCTTATTGGTTAGGTAGATACACCCTGTTTGCTTTGTAGTTTACCTCGGCTTCTCGCGCCCGATCGTGACTGGGAAAC